AGAGGAAAAAGGATATGAAGAGGAAGAGGAAAAAGGATATGAAGAGGAAGAGGAAAAAGGATATGAAGAGGAAGAGGAAAAAGGATATGAAGAGGAAGAGGAAAAAGGATATGAAGAGGAAGAGGAAAAAGGATATGAAGAGGAAGAGGAAGAGGAAAAGGAAGAGGAAGAGGAAAAGGAAGAGGAAGATGAAGAGGAAAAGGAAGAGGAAAAGGAAGAGGAAGAGGAAGAGGAAAAGGAAGAGGAAGAGGAAAAGGAAGAGGAAAAGGAAGAGGAAGTGATAAAGGAGAAAAAATTTAAACCTGTACAAAATGAAATAGTAATAGTAGAAATAGAGGAAGAAATCGTCGGAATACAGGACGAAATTAAAGAAGAAGAAGTAGATGAACCAAAACCAACTAAAAAATATTTCCCTATATTTGCTCCATAAACTATTAAAAATACAAAACTTTTAATAATTTATCTAGAAAGATGATCCAAAGCTTCCTCCTAATAAGGAATTCGCAGACATAGGTCCTACATCATAATGAACTTGAGGTACAACTGGACCTCTAATATCCGGTCCGACATCTTGATTTGAACTTACTTGTGGTGCGGGAGGAAACATATCCATTTGTCCATTGTCATAGTTATCTCCTCTACTTGGGGAATGTCTATTGCCATTTTTTTTATTTTGCTTAGATCCTCCTTCCATATTCTCTCTTGCTCCTGGTCCATTCCATAATTCCATAACTCTATCTACTAAAATATTTACTTTAAGTCCGAGTTTAGTTTGGATACTTAATACAATGACCATAAATGCGAGTACTACATTTGTAAGAGTCAAACTTTCATATTTAAATTCACTATATGTAGGTATGTAAGTGATAACTCGATGAATAAGTATGATACCTATAAACATTACAAGAATTTGAAGAATGACTTCAACCAACACTTCCATTGAAGATTTTTCAGGATCTGCTTCAGGAATAAATTTTTGAATCAGTTTATTGAGAAGAACAATTGGAATTATGCCTAAAAGAGCATATTGAGATGCGTTAAGGATTTCTGCTTTTCCTTCTTCTGTTGTAGAAAATACATGCGTAAAAAATGTTTTTTTACTTCCAACTGGATCTAGAATGTTTGTCTCAGAAATATTCATTCTATGTTTTTATGACAGAAATTAATTTTTCAGTATGGAGTTAGATATTTCATTTTACTTTATTACATATACTTTGATATATGGTTCTGTAACTAAGATATATTTTTACACATCATCTATTGGTATAGATAGTTCAGTATAACTGATGTAGTGACCTCTTTTAATTTCTGTAAATGTATATTTTTGTGTGTGAATATATTTTTTTGATTCTTCGGTTTTGAGAGTAAAGTGATAATCTTCTATTTTAATTTCATAATATGGTTTCAAAAGTGTTTTAATAATACTCAACCACGGACGTTTTATTATAGAAGGGTGTGTTACAGCTTTCAAATTATTACAATTATAATATTTACGGATTTCAGGAGCTAAATTTATGATTCCATTTTGTATTTGTTCATTATTATCTAGGTTATGAAGTATATGAGTACGAGTATTTTTCAAATCAAGTAGATCAACTATAATGGATACTAAGTGATATTGTTCTTTCACAAATTTATTATTTTTTGATCGCATAGTCTAGTTGTATCTATATGTTATTTTTTTAATTCACCATTTATTTTTCATATTTTTTACTAAACAATTTAATAAAAATTGAATAAAATAACTTGTTTTCTTTTTCATAACATAACATATGATAAGAAACATACGAATAAATGGAAATTCATGCTAACGTAGAATATTCAAACGATGGACGATACTATACGATTAAAAACCAATCACAAAAAGTAAAATATGACAAACATTTCCCAGTAGATTGGGCATTATACGATACATTTATTGAACCGAAAATACAAAAAATACAAAAAACCAATCACTATGTCGGATCAGTTTATTGTGGCAATTGTCGTAGATATGGGTCTTACAATGGTGTATTTGTACAATATTGTAAGAATTGCGTATTTCAAAGTAAAAGGCCAGGATGCGCATGTATATTACAAAATGTGATGCCTAAAAAAATAAAAAAGGGGGAAATTTACGGTTTTGAATGTGACAATAGGTGTTGTGTATTTAAAACTTATTTAAAAGATGTAAATTTATGTAATATTGGCATAGCTCGAAAAGAAAGCAATAAAAAGCATAAGAAAAAATATTTAACAAATTAGAACAAAAATGGGGTTAATTCTACAACGGGGCGTCCAGTAATTGCTTCTAATATAACATACATAGTTACAGCAATCATAGCCAAACGTCCATTTTTTATTTCAGCAGTTTCCATCGCCTTTTTATCGTTTCCTCGCTTTTCGTACAAGTTCAAAGGGTCAAATTCATAAGAACCAGGTATGTAACCATCCGGTTTTTCCGAATTCCAAAATACTTCACCGGAATTCATCGCCTTTCCTTCAAGATAACCAGCAATAATCACACTCATTGCCAATACACCTGACGCATATACCGATGATAATCCACCATTTATTATAGAAGGTGCTCGGTCACCTGATGCCAATATAGAGTCCATTTGGAACAATTCCGCAATATTTTTATGTAGTAATTCAGACAATGGCCAACCAACCGCAGCCAACATAGCCAAGCGTGCGTGTTTAACTTCGGCTTCTCTCATCCAATACAATGTTTTTTTTGAACTTGAATAACCCAATGGGTCAAACCCAACATCACCTGCCAAACTTCCGTCAAGCATTTCTGGAGCATTATAATTTCCAAATGGAAACCATTGGATTTTTTTTGGAGGAGAGAATCTTGGTGGTATCTTAGAGTATTGTCGTATTGTTATTTTACGATTAGTTGTATCATTCGACTCCGATGAAGAATCTATATCTTCTATCATTTTATTCACATTCAATATATATCGTGTGGATGGAAGATGAAAACAATATCCAACGTTAGCAGCAATAATGAAAAACGCAATAGGAATAAACATATATATATAATAAAAACTTTTTTGTTTATATGGATTTTAGAAATAAAACGCAATATATATAAATAATTTTGTATACCCTATATATAATGGCTCACGAACAACCTTATATAGATCTCATTCAACGCATACTTAATGAAGGTTCAATGACGGATTCACGTAATGGATTTACATATTCTATTTTTGGTCATCATATGGAATTTTCTCTCAAAAACAATATAATACCTTTACTAACTACAAAACGAGTCGCATGGAAAACTTGTTTTCGAGAATTAATGTGGTTTTTACGTGGATCTACAAACAATGAAGAATTAAAACAAAAAAAAGTACATATATGGGATGCGAATGGTTCCAGAGAGTTTTTAGATTCTAGAGGTTTGCAACATCGAGAAGAAAATGATTTAGGTCCGGTTTATGGTCATCAGTGGCGATTTTTTAATGCTCCATATGAGAGTTGTCATACAGATTATAGTGGACATGGAGTGGATCAAATACAATATATTATTGATGCCTTGAAAGATCCTAAACAACATACATCTAGACGTCTAGTATTAAGTGCGTGGAATCCATGTCAAATAAATGAGATGGCATTGCCTCCTTGTCATGTGCTTGTACAATTTTACGTAAGAGACCATAAATATCTATCATGTAGTCTTTACCAGAGGAGCGGGGATGTTGGTTTAGGAGTTCCATTTAATATTGCGTCGTATTCTTTTTTGACACATTTGCTTGCGCATCACTGCGGATTGGAAGCAGATAAATTTGTCCATTTTTTAGGAGATGCGCATATATATGAAGATCACATTGATGTTTTAAAAGAACAAATAAAACGAATCCCTTATGAATTTCCAAAAATGAAATTTACAAAAACGAGAGAACTTATTGAAAACTATGATGAGAACGATATTGAGTGGATTGAGCCCTATAAACATCATTCAGAAATGAAAATGAAAATGGTGGCTTAATCTTTTTAATATAATATATATATATAAATATAAATATAATGAAGAATGATACAATATAATGAGTAGAATTAAAATACCTTTATTCATAATTGTTCATAATCAATATGAAATATTAAAAAAATCCGTAGAATCTTATGAAAAATTTATAGAATATCCTATTGAAATTATATTTCATAATGTTGCGTCCACATATTGGGAGTGTTTGAATTATTTAAAAGAAAAAAAAGAACAAGGTTATAAAGTTTACGAATCTAAAGTAAATAACCATCATACTGTAGTAAGCTCAGTAAGGCATTATATTTCGGAACATCCAGAATGTGAATATATAATAATGACTGATGCTGATGTACAATTACATAATGTGAATAGAAATATTATAGATTTCTATATATATGTATTGAATAAATTAGGGAAAACATCAATTGGTCCAATGTTAGAAATACACAACATACCTGATGAATATTGGAATAAGCAAAGGGCAATAAAAGGTCATACACAACAATTTTGGAATAAATCACCAAAGAGTATTCAGTTTAATGGTGATACATACAAATACATTGATTGTAATACTGATACAACTTTTCAATTATATTCTTCAAAGCGAATGCCACGATCATTTCCACATGGAAATAGCATTCGGGTTCTAAGTCCATATTCCGCACTACACTTAGATTGGTATGTTTACGCAAATAATATTACACCATGTCAATTGTATTATTTAAATAATACAACAAAGATATCACACTGGAACAATAAAACATTTGATCGTAATGTACATAGACTTTTTAATAATTTTAACAAAAACAAACATATTTATTATCATAATTCACAATCAATAGACTTAAAATATAATTTTGGCAATTACATTACTGAATTTATCTATGAAATATTATTTTTGGAAAAACCAATATTAGATATATCGGGTGGTTCTGAAAATAAAGATGTTATTTTTGGATCAGGTAGTATACTCAATAAAAGTCAAACAAACTCAATAATATGGGGTAGTGGATTTTTATCGGAAGATCAAATTATACCAAAACCAAGTAAAATATTATCCGTAAGGGGACCATTAACAAGAGAATGTCTATTAAAACAAGGTCATGAATGTAATGATATGTACGGTGATATCGCATTGATACTTCCATACTTTTACAATCCAGACATTAAAAAAGCACACAAATTAGGAATCATTCCAAGATATGACGAAATAGAAAAAGTCAAAGATTTATGTAAAACAAATGACTCTGATATCATATTAATAGACACCTCCACATCAGTAAAAAATGTAATAGATAATATATTAAAATGTGAAATGACTATATCAAGTAGTTTATATGGTTTAATAGTAAGTCATGCTTACAATATAAAAAGTATGTGGATCTCAATTGATCAAAATACTCAAAATAATTTTAAATTTAGAGATTATTATGGTTCAGTAAATGTAACCGACTATCATAATTTATTACCACATATATATGATAATACTGTATCGTTAAAACATATAGAAGAAATCGTAAATAACTATCCATCACCTATATTCCCAATAAATACTAAAAAAATAATAGAAGCATGCCCTTTTATTAATATAAAGAAATCCATATAACTGTACTTACGAATATTTCGTGGGATCAATGTAATTTAATTTGTTATAGAATTCTTGATTTTTATTGTTATTATCAACAGTAGTCGATGGTTTATTGACATTCGCATAAAGTAAATAAGGAATACATATGTAATTACTATCACAAACAACATCTGATAATATATCATCAAATGGTTTATTATCAAATTCACACTTTAAAACTTCGTCAAAAATAGAACTACTATAACATATACCATAAGAACCAGCTATTACTTTCTTACCAATTTGATGTAGGTTTTCTTTATTTTTATTCAAAATATTATAATTAATATGATTTTTACCTGTTCTATTACTAGCACCTAAGTATAATAATTTCCAGTTTTCATTTAATTTCATGGTCTTCGTATAGCAATCATTGAAATTATTATTGAAATCATCTGAAAAATATAAATCATCTTCTAATATCAGGATTTTAGAATAATTATTATTTTTTGCGTCATGAATAATGCTCATCATCGACATTTTATACCCTACTGCTCCTTTATTTCCAAATCTTAATAACTTACAATCTTGTATTTTTGAACCATCAATCGCTTCAAAATGTTGAAATTTTATATCAAGATTGTCAAGCTTTTTCTTCATTGTATTGAATTTCTGTGGTTCACGTTTGAGATTAACTAAATACACCATATCGAAAACATTATTGATAGTGTACATACTATGTTTATTTAATTATATTGTATTGTATTGTATTGTATTGTAATTCTTATATTTAAGTGTATTTATATAATATATATAAATATATAATATATATAAACTGAGTACAACGAAATACATGCCCTTAAAAATAGCTCATCGTGGCTATAATGCGAAGGATAATTCAAAAGCAGCATTACAAAATGCGTTTAAAAATGGATTTGATATTTTAGAAGTAGATTTATATAAAACACTAGACAATGAAATTATACTTTGTCATGATATGTTTATAGGTACATACAATGTTGAAAAAACTGACCTATATACATTAAAATCAATCGATTCTGAATTATTAACGTTAGACGAACTTTTCACGTGTTTCCCTCCATCCAAACATAAATTATATTTGGATTTAAAAGGAACTCAAATAAAAAACAGTGTAGCCAAACTATTGATAGATTATGTTCGAACTCATAACATATATCCAAAAAATATTATTGTCGCAAGTTTTAATTTAGAATATTTGAGAGAAATTATGATAAGTACTCTAGAATTTACGATTGGATTTTTAACGGTCAATACATTTAATCATTTACATTACCATCCAATTTTAAATGGTATCCATATTATTATCATTCATTGGTCAATGTTGTCAGAAGACACTATGAATACTTTGAGTACATTCAAAAAGCCTATTTACGTGTACCCTTGTAAATCGAATATAGATTATCAGTACATTAAACAGTTTTCAATTGATGGTATTATATCGGATATCTTGTTAGATTTTTAATTTATATACATTTCCGTAAAATGATATAAATACTTTGAACATGTTTTAATATAGATATTATGAGTAATAGTGCTGCCCTTGCTAGAAAGCGCAGAGCCAATATGCCTCCAACAACAACCGCCACTACACCTACTCCTACTCCTCCAATAAATCAAGCGACTGCTTCTAGTAATCGTGTACCTCTTTCTATTCCGCAATTATTTCAATTAGTAGAAAAACGTATTATTTCTTTGGAAGAGAGATTCAAAGAAACAAATACTAATGCTAATAATGGAAACAATAATATTACAGAAGATATATTGAAAGATGTCGCAACAAGAATAAATGACCATGAGCAGAAAATTATTGAAGAATATGAATCTCGTTTTGAAATTCTTGCTACACAATTAAATGATTTAAAGGAAGTAGTATTGAAACTTCAAATGTACACAATGGATGTAAATAAAGTATTGTTGGAAAATCAAACAGTTTTGACAACGAATGATGTACTTGAAACAATACAAGAAAATATAGGTTCTTCTGTAGAAGTGAATGATAATGAATCTTAAATAACAACCAAATGTTGAAAAAATAAATATTTAGAGGTATATTGGTGAGATATCAGTAACGATTTGAAACAATTACTCAAAAAATCGTGATATTTTTAAATCTTCAAGGGTGTAAATGTTCACTAGTATAAAAAACGAATGAAAATTTTAATATAAATATTAAATAATATTAATATTAATTAATATGAGTTGTCCAAATAATATAATAGAGAAAATTGAAAAAGCGCAAGATTCGTATTATGAAAAAAACTCTAAACATGTATTTTTCAAAAATAAACAGAAATTAGATTGTGCGAATTACATTTCAAATAACATGAATTTAGAGGAATTAATTCAATCTACGATAGTGATTCTTCCAAATACCAATAAAATCTATTACAATTATTTGCTATTCAAACTATATGCGAATGAAAAGTGTTTTGAATTATTGTATATACATATGATTAAAATGATACAAACTATCTTAATGAATTATTCTACTTTTGAATTCCATATTAATTTACAAACATTTAGCATATCCGCATGCCAAAGATATTACCAATTAATTACTAGTACATTATCGAGTAATCAATTATACTTTGATAAAATGGATAAAATTGTTATATACCATACTCCTAATATAATTGACTCTATTACACGATTGCTATATAATTATGTAAAAAATATGTTGGACAAAGTCGAATATGTAAAAGAAGATAGTGAAAATCGAATAAAAATATTGTTTAATATTCAATAAAGTTCATAAAAATTGAATGTTATTTGTATTTTTTAATTTATCTTACTCAAAATAATACGCATACTTCTTTCTTAAAATGAAGTTTATAAATGAACGACTGATCGCACTGCCTCAAGTTTTACAAGATTTAATCGGTGAATTTAATCCACAACATCGTATACAATTGAATGAAGTCTTACTTCAACTAAGGTATGTACAACATGCTAACTATACTTGTGGAAATTTAGATTGTAATGTCTATTTGTATAATAAACATTTTATAATAAAAAATATATTATTTAGTAACTATAAATTTTGTTGCGAATATTGCTCAGAAATAGGAGAGGATTCCATCAGATATCATTATCGTGAACACCATTATCGTTGAACAAAAAATAGAAAAAATGAAACTTACAAATATAACAAATTTTATTGTAAATATTGTATATTTTTTCCTGTATACCCTTTAGCTAGTATAAAAAAAACTTTTCAGAGAAAATGATATGTGTATAAAATTACGATAATAGTATACACTATGAAACTCGAAATTATTGATCTAACAAAAGCAGATACATTCTCTCAATGCTTTCAGCATATGAAAACATTCACAGATTCTATCAATATTGTATTCAATGAAGATCATATGTTTATTCAATGCATGGATCATGCGATGACACTTATCATGGAATTCAAATTACCAAAAGAATGGTTTGATGTATACGAAGTGTCTCAGAGCATTACTATAGGCGTAATGACAAATATATTGACAAAAGTCTTAAATATTCGAGACAAAACGCAAACTATAAAAATGAATACTAATGAAAAAAGTGATCATTTATCTGTACATTATCATGTTGATAATTCACCCACAATATTTGATAAATCTTTTGAAATTCCACTTATATCTCTCGATAGCGAATTATTTCATATACCAGATACAGAATATTGTGCTGAGTTCTCGTTACCTACCATCAGCATGTCTAGTATGATAAATCAATTAAAAAGTTTTGGGGATACTATGACTATAGAGTGTACAGAAGAACATATTAATATGGTTTCCGAAAGCCAAGAATATGGTAAAATGAATACATTCATCCCCATAGAAGATTTAGAAGAATATTCCATTAATGAAGGAGAGTCTATAAAAAATAGTTTTGGTCTAAAAATGATGGGAAATGTCTGTTTGTTTCAAAAAGTAGCTAAAACCATGGAAATCGGAATTTCAGATAATTTTCCTATGAAAATGAAATATAATATGGAAAATGATGTAGTATTACAGTTCTATTTAGCCCCACGAGTAGATTAAAATATACCGCAATTATATAATGGATCGTATACAACCAAAACAACAAGGATTTGATGAATTCAAAAATACTGCTCCACCTAATATAGTAGATGTTTCAAGTCATACTCCCGTCGCAGAATCTAAAAATAAAAAACCAGAGGATGGTTATGAAGAAACGAAAGGAGGTAATAAAAAGTCTAGAAAAAATTCTAAGAGCAAAAAAGTAAGAAAAATGAAAAAAATCCGAAAATCGAAGAAGATCAAAAACTCAAAGAAAAAATCAAGAAGTAAAAAATAAATGAAAAGCTGGGAAATATATATATAATGATGTATTTATGATATATATAAAGGAATGAATGGATGGTTATATCTTGTCCTATTTTTCATTATATTGTTCTCATATATTCATGTACAAAAACAATGGAAAATAGTATCTAGTCATGAAATTTTTGAATACGATTATAGATCTCTTAAAGAACTTCAACCAGTATGCGAATACAAACAACCTATTGTTTTTTCATTAGACATTCCTACATATTTAGAAGCTTTTCATATAAACAGTCTTCATATTTGCGATTTGAGAGATAGAACAAAAGAAAATTCATATATTGAACTCATTCATTTACCTATCGATCAAGCAAAAGGCCTCATGATGACCGATACAAATAGTACTTACTATAGCTATCGAAATAACAATACAATAAAACAATCGTCTCAATGTACACAATGGTTTCGAAAAATGGACTCTCATTTGAAGCCTCCATTTACAGTACACGAAGAATATGATGTAATTTATGGTTCACGTAAAACTCGCACAATACCACAATTCAATAGAGAAAGTCATACATTTATATATGTACCACCCGACAACAATCGCAGTTTCATTCGAATGAAAATGATTTCGATAAAAAATTTACCAGAACTATATTATGAAAATGATTATGTATATTATGAATTCTGGTCACCAGTAGATCTTTTCGCATCAGAGTATGACTATAAATGTGCGGAAATCTTGGTAAAACCAGGAAGTGCTGTATTCATTCCATCTTATTGGTTTTATAGCTTTGAATTCCAAGACAAACATAATCAGATATGTATGGTAAAATATACAACTATACCAAACCTCATGGCAAACACAAAACATCTCTCCATGTATTATTTACAACAGCAAAATATAGAAGAAAAATGGTGGAAACCATTGACTTCTCAAGCAGAATCTTCTATAGAAATGGATGAATCTAGTATTCATGAAATATCATCTACGCCATCTAAAAATATACACAATGATACAAAAGAAATAAAAAGCACAAAAGAAATTGGAAATGAAAAAATGAGAGATAGAGATATTCCAGACCCTCAGCAATATACTCCTCCTATAAAAGACGATATTACGGAAATAAAATCAGTAGTAGACTCTCTCATTCAAGATATTAGTAAAAAAAGATAAAATTGATATAAAGTGATCTATTCATACTTTATTGTATAAATATGTCGTACTTAAATTCTAGAGGTTATATAATACCAAAAAATACGCTTGAGGAAAAAGAATTGAATGCTATAAAAGATCAGTTGACAGTGACTCCAAAAGAAAATCATGCGGTCAAAACCGTTTTCACACCGGAAAAAAAAGTTATTGTATACCGTGAAAATGAAAACAAATTATATATACCAAGATTTTATGGTATAGAAAAACATGGAGAACCGTCTAAATATGAAATACCATCTGGCGATAACATTCAAGTTCCGTTTCAGAATGAACTTCGAGATTATCAAAAGGAAATCGTAAATGTATATTTGAACCATGTGAAAAGTGGACATGGTGGTGGTATATTGGAAGTACCATGTGGGCGGGGAAAATGTCTCGGAATTGACACTCCTATATTAATGTACGATGGAACCATAAAAAAAGTTCAAGATATAATGGTCGGAGATATTTTGATGGGCGATGATAGTATGCCAAGAAATGTTTTAAGTTTAGCAAGAGGACATGAAAATATGTATCGAGTATACGGAAAAAAAGGGGATGGATATATTGCGAATGAAAGTCATATTTTATCACTGAAATACAGTATCAATATGAATAAAAATGTTAGAAAAGGAGACGTATTAGATATTTCTATCAAAGATTATTTACGTTTGCCTAAATATTTTCATGGTCGTGCTGGGCCTTTAGTTGGATATCGTGTTCCAATAGACTTTCCTGAAATAGAAGATGTACCTATAGACCCATATTTGCTCGGATATTGGTTAGGCGATGGTCATTCATATAGTACAAATATTTCAACACAAGAATCACATGTGTTGTTTCATTTACAACATATATTCAATACCAAACATCCTAAACTATATTTACAATATACAGGTCAACAATATGATTATAGAATCAATTCAATAAATAAAATAAAATCTGGAAGTAATGAATTCAGATCATTTCTTTTCGAAAATCAGTTAATACAAAACAAACACATTCCTCATATGTATAAATGTAATTCACGCAACATTCGTCTACATTTACTAGCAGGTTTTATTGATGCGGATGGACATTATAAAGACAATTGTTACGATATTATTCAAAAAAACGAAACATTATTGGATGATATTGTATATTTGGCCAGATCTTTAGGATTCTGTGCTTTTAAAAAGAAATGTACAAAAACATGTACAAATGGTAAAAATGGTAGAGTTGAAGGAGTATACTACAGAACAAACATTTATGGAAGTCATTTAGATGAAATTCCTATTAAATGTAATCGAAAGAAAGCACATCCAAGAAAGCTTACACGAAATCCTCTTCACTATAAAATTCATTTAGAATATATTGGTGAAGATGAATATTATGGGTTTGAGATTGATGGCAATCGCCGTTTTGTATTAGGTGACTTTACTGTCACTCATAATACCATAATGGCGCTAAATATTTTATCGCAACTTCAAAAAAAGACACTCATCATTGTTCATAAAGAATTTCTTCTGAATCAATGGGTCGAAAGGATGCGAGACTTTTTACCAACCGCACGTGTGGGGAAAATACAAGGGAAAGTATTTGACATTGAAAATAAAGACGTAGTTATAGGTATGATTCAGACTATGTACGACCGACCATATCCATCCAATACATTTCAATCGTTTGGATTGACTATAATAGATGAAGTACATCGTGTAGGGTCAGAAGAGTTTTCCAAGACCCTTTTAAAAGTCGTTACTCCATATATGCTTGGTATATCTGCTACAGTGGATCGTAAAGATGGCCTTACTGAATTACTGTATATGTTTATAGGCCCTAAAATATATAGTGAAATTAGAAGCGACGAAGACGGTGTGCAAGTTCGATGTATACAATATGAACATTCACATGAAGAATACATTACAGAAGAGTTTGATATGAGAGGAAATATCAAATATAGTACTATGATTAATGTAATAAGTGATTTTATGCCACGTAAACAATTCATATTGAAAATATTACAAGACTTGATAGAAGAAGACAGTGAAAAACAAATTATGATATTGTCTCATAAACGGGATTTATTAACATATATTGAGACTGAAATAAATTTGAAAACGTTTGCGAGTTGTGGTCAATATGTTGGAGGAATGAAACAAGCAAAATTAGAAGAAAGCGAGGGAAAACAAATAGTATTGGCGACATATGCTATGGCAGCAGAGGCACTTGATATAAAAACACTCAATACATTGGTTATGGTATCGCCGAAAACAGATATAGTTCAAAGTGTTGGTCGTATTCTACGAACACGTGGAAATGGCAAAATTATTGTAGATATAGTAGACCAGCATGATGTATTTCAAAATCAGTGGAAAAAAAGAAGAGCATACTATAAGAAATCGAATTATAGTATAAAAATGATAAAAAACGAGAAATATGCGAATATGATGAACCTATCGGAATGGAAAACTGTTTATGAAAAAAATGATAATGCGAATACAAAGTCAGAAAAACGTGTTTGTGAATTATTACTTTAAGGGGTTCATAAAACTAAATAAGCCTTTACATTTTCTTGTAGTTTTTTTTGATTTTCTAGATGATTTTCTAGATGTCTTTCTAGATGATTTTCTAGATGTCTTTCTAGATGATTTTCTAGATGATTTTCTAGATCCCTTCTTTTTTTTACCACCTCCAATAGAGGCATATTGAAAAGTATTTCCACCAACTCCTTGAATATTAGGGTCAATCATAATAGATATATAATGTATGTATATATTTATAACACTATCGATTTTGATGAAATTTGTTTTTTGAAAACTTATTTGAATGAAATTTTCTATTCTGGAATGAATTCCTTTGATTATAATTTCTATTTGGGTTATATTTTTGCGAAGGCCGAGAATCGGAAAATACTAAATCTGTAATATTTGGAACATATCTTTCAAAACTATAATCTACTAATTTTACTGGAATCCATTTTCTAAACTTATAATGAAATCGACATTCCATCAATAAAGGTTGCTGAGTTTTCAAATATTTATTTTCAGATATATTTTCAAAATCTTCTTCGTCATCACTTTCTTCTATTTTGTCTAAACTATCATTTTCGGGAATTTTTCTAAATATAGAATTCATCATTTTACTTGTTTGTTGATCCGGAATTAGCGCACATTGATATAATACGTGAGGTTTTGCTTCTAAAAAGTAAACGTCATACGCAATCTCCGGTTTTACCCAAAATATACATGGCTTTTTATAGATATAACTTTGTAAGTTAAGATTCCAAAATGGCATGGATGTCGTCATTTTCGACCATATAGAAGTTGTTGTAATTACATCTTGTAATTCATCACAGTTTATATTTGCCATATCTTTATAAGTATGATTTACATGAGGTAAAATTTTATTTGTACATCGCATTTGGATAAACTTTATATTATAGCCAATATGATCAATATACTCAGATGGAATGGACAATTTATTTTCAGATACAATATTCCATAAAACAATAGAATGTATACTATATGGAAAACAAGTATTTATCGGCAATTCCTGAAAGAAATCTGTAAAAGCTTTCATTTTTTTATCCAAAGGAAGAGGAAATGGATTCCCAAATTCATATCCTTTTAACATAAATATATCATCAGCAATAAAGTATTTATTTTTTCCGTATACTTCTTCGTCATCTAATAAATATCCGGTCAAAATTGTTCCTAAAGCAAATTCTTTAGGAAAATCAATATCAAGAAAATGAATATTATCTTGTAATTGTTTCGAACGATTGTATTCTACAATACAACATACGTCTTTCTTTTCATAATGTGTATACCATAAACAGCATCGTTTACCATATGGTATTGCTACGCCAATTTGATATTCTTCATAACCCTTTTTATGAACCGTCGTTTCATAAGAAGGTTTCACAAATGATGGAAACGCTTTTAATAGTTTATATACCATAGTAGAATGAATCAATATCTGTTTATATCTATTTTTCCTGAATCTTTTGTTCTATGAAGTCTAATAATTCGTTTTCCATTTCAATTTTCTCTTGTTTAATCGTCTCGTGATATTGTACGTCTTGTAACATCTGTTTGTATTTTTCTAGATGGGAAGTATACATATTTTTTTCAACTGGCTTCGTAAATGTTTCTTTTGCGTAATCAAATAATATATGACCATAATATATTGATACTATAGTGATAGTAATAAAAATAATAAATTGAAAAAATGACCACATTTAAAATTGTAACGAAGGATCTATATGATTAAGATAAATAATATATTAAAGTTACTTAAACGCATACATATAAAAAATATAAATGGCATCTGTCTCTGTTGTTCTTATTGATAAATATGGTAAAGTAAGTGATTCTAAGGTAAAAGAATTCAAGGAACTAGAATTATATAAAAAAGCGGGCTTTAAGACATCTGATGGTTTTGAGTCTCGACAAAGTTGGAAAGACGTAAAGGTAAATAAAAAAATATACAATGATATCACCATATACTCAAAAATAAAAGGAAATGCTGGAAAAGAAAATAAATATGATTTACCACCCCCGATAGATAAAAGTTTATTTTTTGGAACTATGGTAATTGTTTATTATGATGAAAATCGAGTCCCAATGTCTTTGAAAAAATCAGAATGGAAGGCGATTTATGAAACATTGATGGGTGGCTTCGAATCATTGGACGAAGAAGAAGAAGCATCGGAAGACGAAATCCTTGATAAATCGAAGTTAGACAAATATGGATATGAAAAAGATGGTTTTATAGCGGAAGATGATGATTGTGAAGAAGAATTAGAGTATGATTCGGAATTATCAGAAGAAGAATATTTTGGTTGATAAAATAGCACCACTGATTTATATTATTAACGCTTTATACAAAGCGAATTAAGTAAAATTGAATGTATATAAATATATTTTTCCTCAGTAAAATATATTTGAATATGCAATTTGTTGAATCAGACCCTACTGTATTTCGTGCGAACATTTCCAATCATTTTGGAAGTTTATTAAATGACAAAAATCTAGGAATAAATATAGAAGTAGGTATCTATAATTATTCCATTCAGGACGCAAATTCACGTCAAATTATAAAGAAATGGAAAAATATAAAATTCGCAGAAATATATTCATGTCGCTTGAGAACTGTTTTATATAATTTGAAACATAATAATAATCTAATAATTCAATTACAAAATGGAACATTACTTCCAAAAACATTTGCGTTAATGTCACATCAAGAGTTGGCTCCAGAAAAATGGAAAGAGCGTATTGACAAAAAAATAAAAAGAGATAAATCACGTTTATCTACAAATATTGAAGCATCTACAGATTTATTTACATGTAAAAAATGTAAATCAAAAAAATGTACATATTATGAAATGCAAGTTCGAAGTGCGGATGAACCAGCGACTATATTTATTACTTGTTTAGACTGTGGAAAAAATTGGAAAAACTAAATCCCCAAATATTTCATATTTATTTTAATGTTTTACAAAAATTCCAAATCTTCTAATCTCCAATATTCAATCCCTTTGTTAGGCAATGGCCTTGCGATTATAAATGGTATTTTTTTTTGTTCATATTCCATGATTGCTATAGTTCGTCCATTTATGATATGACTATCAACTTCAATATATGGCATCGCACCACTTTCTAATTGTTCTGTTCTTGTCCCAATAATACGAGCTTTTTCATATTTTGTAATGAAAGGTGGAGTGGTATGAAGAGGGTCAATTATTTTTCCAGTTGCGTCTCTTACTACTCTAGATAATGAATTTATCTCATCATAATTTGCGGATTTAATTTCAGGATGTAATTTTTCTAAATTTTCAGTCGAAACATAGTCTTCTATTTTTTGGTAAGTTATATCTTCTTCTTCTTCATTTTCAAGTTCTTCCAACACACCATCTTCATAATCGTTTTCTATTTCCAATTCATTTTCATCTGTGATATTTTCCTCTTCAATATCATTATTTTCCTCTTCCTCATTTTCAAAATCATTCTCCTCAATTTCATCTTCTTCAATAGATTCAATATCATCATCGTCATTACTCATATCAGTAGACGATACATCAGATTTATCGTCTTTTTCATCTTTTTCTTCTAAAGGAGGTTGGTTTACTTCACGAATGCTCATTTTAAATTCTATGTTATATAATGAGTTTTTCTCTAAATTCTTTTGGTAAACTAAATTCAATTTTAATTATTAATTTGACGTCCATGTAAAATCGCAACTACTACACATATATAAGTGCTTCATCTGTTTATTATTATATCGCATATATATTATATCGGCTTTATTGTCAGTGAGTTCTCCTGTCTTTTCTGATATTTTATTTGTCGTGCAAGTTTCATTTGGACAAGGTAACACTATATGTGGCAAAGTAGGATCATATTTTGTGTATTTATTTACAACATGTTCCATAGGTTTAGATTTATTTGTCTCAGTACCAATTTGTACATTCAATACACATACTGAATCTTCATTAATATCTGAATTCTTATTTCCACAAACTCGACAAAAGTATATCAACGAGTCTTCTTCGACTTGATGATATAATTTATTGTCACAAATGTTACAAAAACGAATTGTATCTAAATTTGACATCTTATATTAACTATATACTAAGATCTTATATTTATTTCTATTTTCAATTTTATTATATATAAGCTTGAATTTCTGAAAATTGAAATTCATATATTATAAAAATATATAAAAGTATATAACATAAGTATATCATGGAGTCACAAGAGTTTCATAATTTTGAGGAGTTTTTAAAAAAACATACTATAAAAAAAGATAACACTTTAGAACTTACTCATACTGAAATTGGCAAAACTATCAAACGTCGATTTCATATTCCATCAAATGAATATGAGACTTATATGAAGCTGTATAATAAAGATGTTATTAAAAAGAAGCAAGTTCATAACATTATTGAACGTCAATTAATACATAAAGATGCGAATCCTGGACCATTGCTTTGTGATATGGATTTACAATTTTCATTAGACTATACAAATAGACAATATAAAATCGAACATATTGACAGTGTTTTTGAGATAATATTAGGATTATTTTCAGAAATATTTGAAATTGATGAAGATACCAAATTCGTGATAGCTGCTTTAGAAAAACCAGCACCAAGAGTGGTAACAAAATCGAATGGTTCAAGTATTGTAAAAGACGGTATTCACTTTGTATTTGCGATCTCCATGAATATTATTTATCATCAATATATTCGATCACAGCTTATCGAAAAAGTAAAAACAATGGGTTTATGGGAAAATTTACCTACATTGAACGAGTATGATGACATATTTGATTCCGCTATCACAAATGGAAGTAATGGATGGTTACCACCATTTTCTCAAAAACCGGATGACACTCATTACTATAATGTTACACAAGCATATGAAGTGAATTATGACGTTGATCGAAACAAATGGAACAAAATGCCTCTTGTGACAAAACCAGAACATTTAGATGCGTTTTACGCTCAACACTATAAAAATCTATTTATTCGTAATGAAAACTTACCAAAATTATTATTAGAAAACGATTTAATTAGTGACAAAATTCAAAAATTTCGAGATAAAAATAAAAAACCTTCTCAAAATATAAATATTCAGAAAGCAGGAAATACTTCAAATGCCCTTTTTGGTGAAGAAAGTGATGAATATCAGATAAGTATTGATACTATACGTCAAATACGTAATATAGATGATGTCAACGCATTGGTTACACAATTTTTAGATAACCTTCCATTGAATAAACATGAATTACGAGAAGCATATGAATACGCAATGTCTTTGCCATCATGTTATTATTTACCAGGGTCATATAATAAATGGATCAAGGTAGGGTTTGGATTGCGGAATACAAGTGTATATTTGTTGATCGCATGGGTAAAATTTAGTGTACAAGATCCGTCTTATAACTATCACACTGGAATTTCCCAATTATGTGATTTCTGGATAGGATTCAATCATCATCCAGAGGGAGGTGTTACAAAATCTTCATTGATGTATTGGTCGAAACACGATGCTCCAGATAAATACCAAAAAATATATGAAAATACAGTAGATTATTATTTAGATCAAACCATTAACAATTTGACATTGGAACAACTTTCAAAAGGAAAAACCAAAAATAGTAGTAGTGACTATGATATTGCCTCTATTGTTTTCCAGGTTAAAAAAGACGAATTTGTGGCTTGCGGTATCAAATCAAACGCATGGTGTCATTACAATGGTGTACGTTGGTCTAAAGACGATTCAGGTACTTCTTTGAGAAATATATTATCAACAGAAATTCGTGGTTTGTATTTGAATAAGTCGAGAAAGTTGTTAGAAAAAGCTTTTATGATCAAAACACCAGATGGTGAAGTAGATGTAGAAAATGAAGATCACATATTACATAAAGCTCGAGCAAATTTGCTTGTAAATGTAGCAACACGATTAGGAAATACACATGACAAAGACTGTATTATGCGTGAATGTCGAGAACTCTTTTATGACAAAGATTTTGAACAAAAACTCGATCAAAACCGATACTTGCTTTGTTTTTCAAATGGCGTATTTGATTTCAAGCAAAAGAGATTCCGAAAAGGCTATCCAGAAGATTATTTATCAAAGTGTACAAATAAGGATTATATTCCTCATAATCCTATAAAAGACAAAGTATTCATCGATGAAATTAAGGAATATTTCAACAAAATATTTCCAATACCAGAATTATGTAGTTATGCTTGGGATCATATGGCGTCTGTTTTGATAGGAGATACTGCGAAAACACAGTGTTTACATTATTATACGGGAGAAGGACAAAACGGTAAATCTATGTTAATTAAATTCTTACAGGAAATTTTAGGAGACTATACAACAGAATTGGATGTGTCGTTCTTTGTAAATGACCGACCAACACGTGGACGTGCTACACCGGAATTACTTTCATTGGTAGGTGCTCGTTTGGCTATTACTTCAGAACCATCTGAAGGAGAAAAGTTGAATGAAGGCCCGATGAAACAATTGACAAGTGGTACTGACAAGATTAGTTATAGAGGATTATTCAAAGATCAAGAATCATTTATCCCTCAAGTACATCCTATCATCATGGCAAATCATTATTTGCCAATCAAAAGTCGTGATCATGGTACATGGAGACGAATTCGTGTATTGAAATTCTTATCACGCTTTTCAGATACTCCCGACCCAAATGAACCATATCAATTCAAAAAAGAAGATAATTTTGACGATAAATTCGAACAATGGGGGTCTATTTTTACAAGTATGCTCATTGAAATCGCATGTAAAAATCAAGGGGCATTGCCATTATGCGAAATTATTAAACAATATAGTCAAGAATACAGAAAAGCACAAGACTATATTGGTGAATTTATCGAAGAGAATTTGATGTTGGGTACACCAAATGACTTTACAAACAAAACAGTCATTACAACAATTTTCAATGAATGGTGTATGCGCACTCAAGGTGGAAAAGTACCAAACAAAACGAAAGAACTATATAAAGCTATTGAAAAACATTTCAATATCACTACAGAAAAAGCAAAAGGCTACAGAGGAATTTGTATTCAACGAGAGACACATGGATTACCTTCTGAAAATATAACCGATAGTGAAAGTGAAACTGCGTCAACAGTGACAATTCATAATCAATAACTTTACTTAAAATAAAAAAATATTAAAATATTTTTTTATCTCTTTATCGATCATGACTCTTACATAAATTCTTCAAGAGTTTAATAAGAAAATAAACTAGGGATATATGTACTGTCTACAACATATTCATAATCAGGACGTGTATATACATTACCAGCAACCGTTTCTATAATATATGTAATCAGACGAGCATAAAATAACTCAATAGGAGTGATTAGGTAAGGAAATAAAATGATTATGATTAATGCTGCGATTTTATAAGAAATACTGTAATTCGACGATTTCTTTCCAATAAAAATGATCCAAATATAAAAACCTGCTAAAATAACGTAAATCCATATAAACACATAAATGTAGAAATTGAGACTTTTTATTTTTTCGACTTTATACATATATTGGCTATCTCCTGTTGTAAATCTACGTCGAACCGCTTGATTTTGACGTTGAGCAATTTTAACATGATTTGCGTCTACCATATACTCTCAAATTATATATTATATTATGTTATTTTATAATACAATACTTTCGTAATTGTTATATATACTCTACCATATTGGACTATAGTTTGGTAACCGATAATATGGTTTTACATTTTTTTTGCCATCATAATTTTCAAATGTTTCTACGCACTTAGACTCGCTATCACTATATCGTAATCCTTCTGGGCATTTTGAACATTTATTATTAATGAAAAAGTCTCCTGTTTTACAACATATACCACCTATACACGTATTTATATTTGATACTGTTTTGTCACTTATACCTGTTTTGTCTTCATCATTCTTAGGATCTGTCAATAGACCATAATCTATTTTTTCATAGTCCATTATATCTCGTTTTACTATATCGATATACATAACTAACATCAAAATTATACCAATAGATACTACTAATATAGTTAGAAGATCCATAATAAATTCAGGTAAAGTAGGTATACGATCTCGTAAAATATTAAGCAATAGAACAATTGCTAAAGTTCCTGCGAATACCATAAATAAATTGTTATATGCGGTATTACGCATGGTGATACTTTTCATTTGTTCCTTTTGTCTCAATTTTGTTTCATAGATAGGCGATACTATTTTATCCTTTTCATCTAATCTTAATTGTTCGTCTTCCAATATTTTTTTTACTAAATCAATCCCAGAAGAAGATGTTTCTATTGTCTCTCTATATAAATCATAATTATCATCTGGTACTAATTTACCTTGGTCAATACTTCCTCCAAAAAAACTTTCGAACATAATAATGAATTTTATACATTACTATGAGATTACATTTTTTATAACATTATTCACACTGATTGTTAATTTCACTATATGTCAATCCTTGTCCACAACATTCTGAACCTTTACAAATGATTTGTGTCATTCCTGTTAAATCGCCAGATTTTTGTGCCTTCTTAAAAGAATTTTCAAATTTGCTTGGATGAATTAAAGCAGTATCGTTCAATTTACTAAAGTCTATATTATCACGGCTTTGTATATTTTGGTACATAAAATACGCAGTAATAAATCCAAAACCTAGAATAATAACGATTAATAAATCAATAAAAATAGAACTATATCCTAATCTTTCTTGGAAATATGTCAAAAATAGACATGATCCAAATACTAATACAAATAGCACCATTACAATGAGATACTTTTGTCGTCTGTCTCGATGACTTCTATTTAATAATACCATTCTCTGCGCATTTGTTTCTTCCTCGTCTATATTTGCTTTTTTTGAAGAAAGACGCTGGATTTCAGATTGTAATATAGACTGAGCTTCTTTTTGCTTGTTTATCATTTCTGAGTGTTGTTCATGACTAATTATATTTGACATAGTGTTTCTTTTAATATATAAATACACAATATTAAATATAATATATCATTTATATTCAACTATATATCACCATGAAGTTTGGTTATTTTAATGGATTTCCATCAAAATCTCGATTTATTCTAAACAAAGTACCTGGTGGATTAAAATACATAAATATTGAAAAAATATTGAAATATCATTCCTAAATATATTATTTCTTCAGAACAACATATGTAGTAACCAATATAGTTGCAATTGAAATCATTCCTACTAAATAAGCACTATTATATTGTACAATCATGTCGTATGAGTCTTCTTTTGCTACATCTTTTACATCTTTTTTTTTGTCTTTGTAATTTACCCAAATATTCCCGTCCGCTTTTTCATAATTAAAATCTTTATAGTTTGTTTTTTGATCTAATTCATTATAAGCACTATTATATTTCCTGACTAAACGAATTGTTTCATCATGTTCATTGATAATATTTTCAAGCTTATTTGTTTGTTCTTCTAATGTACCGTATGTTTGAAAACTCTCATATTCTGCGAATTGATTTTTGAAAAGATCAATATTTGCGGTCATAAATGTATATATATCATAAAGATTTAAACCCTTGAAGAATTCGCCCCTTGAAGAATTCGCCCCTTGAAGAATTCAATCCGTACAGCGAATTTATATTCTACAATGGTGGTGACATTAATCACGTGATAATTTTAAAAATAAATAATACAATACAGATGTGGCGAGTATTGTCCAAGCTAGAGACGAGTATACAGAAGAAGTATGCATAATATTTATATCGTTCATTTCTGGATTATAAAGGTCTCTCATTTTATTGTCTAATTTATTTCGTAAAGACACAATATCTTTATGTTTATCTGGAATATCTGTATTGGCTAAAGCTGTCTGTAAACCGCCACTTATGTCTTTTATATCTTGTAAAAAAGCAGGATAACTATTAGAACTATAGGCAACATCTAAAAATTCCCCATACATATCCGAAAATGTTCTTCCGTTCGAACATGCTACACTATAGTCAAAATTACCACCATCTACTGGTTGATTATTATTATAGCAATCATATAGTACTTCTAAGTTTTCTTTATTTGTTTGTATTTTTTCCAATTCAGTATGATAAGCTTTCAAGTTTGTCATATTATAATCTAAATGTATATTATTTTTGACGATAAATAAGTACACCTAAAATAATACATCCGCCTATCAAATTAATCGCTTGTATCCATGCTCTAAAATGTAAATGTTTTATGTCTTCATAATTTCCTTCTTGCTTTTCTAGTTGCTTTAATTCGTCACGGTATTTACAATTTAAAGCAATATCAGGGTTCGTACTCAATACACTATAATTACTGTCTAAATTGCACGCAAATTCATCATCGAAAAACCTTTGGCTCATTGTATATTTTGACTAAATATATTTATTAAAAACTTTAGAAAGAACGAAAGAAAAATATCCCTATCATTATATAATGAAATTTCCATCCATTAATAAAGTGTCTCCATTAGAACTTGTTCTATTTGTTGTTTTTATATTATATTTAATATTTCCCATACCAACACCCGCTATTTTAGTTCCGTATGTCAATACAAATATAAGTTTAGGAGCAATAGTGATCCTTACACTATACATGTTCCTTTATACTACACCTATTTTAGGAGTTTTGAGTATATTTGTTGCCTATGAATTACTACGAAGAAGTTCAAATGGTCTTGTACGTACAAAAGTTCCTATGGTTCGTCATACCCCTTCTCAACCGAAAAAAGATCAAGATATGAAGAATCTAAATCCTCCTAAAGAAACTACTTTAGAAGAAACAATTATTCAACAAATGGCTCCGATTGGAAAAAATTCCGTTGTGGAAAAATATGTAGAAACTTCTTTCAAGCCTGTTCACGATAAAATAAGTGGTGCTTCTATGGTATAAATGAAAATTGAATTTTATCATACATAAAATTTAATTCAGTAAAAGAATTGATAAACTGATTCATAATATTCAAAAGTATGATTCGTGCCATTCCAAGTACAGGTAGCTTCTATGTGATTAAAACATTAGATCCTCGATTTCTGGAACCGAAATTTATGGAACTATACAACGATTCGATAACATTATTGAATAAAGAATATGATTATAATAATTTCCACAATGAAGTTGCGTATGATCAAAATGGTACTATTATCAGCAATAACGTTCAAATGGATGATAATTTATACACAATTATATTGTCACGTAAACGAAATAATCAAAAAGAATTCCAATACTTTTTAACATACATACAAGAGGGGAATTCATATAATAGATATATAGGCAATGATTATGAACAAGCTGTATTTGCGTATTTAGATCAATTATAAATATTATCGAATTCCTGACAAAATATCAAAAAATGACGTTTGTAAACGTGTTCCATCAAACATTTCAGCAAAATCACCATACGCAAATTTCTTAAAAGTAAACATTCCTAACGCAAATGAACAATGAATTAAAATAAAATAAAATCCAACGGTTGCTAATACTGAACCTTGTTTTATTTTTTCATCATTATATTTCAGTTTTTTATATCGTGGATCCAATAATCCTACCAACATAATCACCAACCCCACTAGAAAAAATATAATAAATGAAGAATATCCAACAATAGTTCGTAATGTATTAAATTCTCCGTTTGTCTTAAAATCACTTGCGTTAAATAAGCTTAGAAACAAATTCGGAAATCCTAGACCAGCACCAAATGTTACCAAGAAGAAATGTAGAAAATGACTAAATGTTACTAATCCTCGTTCATATGTGTTTGTCTGTAAAGGTACTACCGCAACATCTTCATATGCGTCATTTCCATCGTCCTCTAATAATTTACATTCCATATAGCTATCTGTTGTAAATCCCTCTTTTGTATTACTAGGACTAGGATTACTATCCTCGTTATATTCTTCTTCTTCTTCATGAAAAAATAACATTTTTTTGAATTGGACATTTTCAGTTTTTGATTCTACGATTTTCGCCTTATTACTACTCGCACTCGTTACCAAACTCAACATATCAAAAGAATCACTATCAATAATATCTTTATATACTGATTTTGAAGACATAGCCAATTTTGGTTTCATTCCATTTACAACAATAGATTTAGTACATACACAAACATTATGATTATTTTTTGTTTTATATATATAATTTTTACTACATTTTGAGACAAGTGTTTCTAAATTCGGAGTTTTCAAAGGAAATATCCATTCTTGATTATTACTATCTAATTGAAATCGTAACCCAATACATATAAACAACTTGTTTTTATCTTCATGAAGTGCTTCCATAATAAGTTCTGATTCAGAATTCAATGATTTGGATTCATGTATTTTAGGAACAATATGAATTTTTTTAGGAATGTAAATTTTATCAAGAAACTTTAGTCTTGATTTTGTATCGGAAGAGAATCCATATTGAGTAGGTGTACTCATATCTAATTCTTCATCTTTGACTAAATGATAAAATACATCCAAATGATCTTTATTTCCGTTCTTTTTAATTTCAACCGCCATCTATATTTAACATACCGAAAATGTTATTCGAAATAATATCATATTAATTTGTAATTTTCCATCTACTTATAGATTGAATAATAATATCCGGATTATGTTTGTTCACTAATGCGCATTTCCCTTTCCATATACCAAATAAATACCATTCATTCTTTAAGGACTCGTGTCTTTGATTCCCGTCATCAAAAACAGTAATGTTGTATATTTCACTATTTTTAATATCTATATAGTCCCATTCCTCGCTGAGCAAATTGTTCTTATAATCAAGCATGGTGTTTAATTGATAATTGTATGATATTTAATGTGTATTATATATCATGTCATAAATATAATTCAATTTTTATGAATTCAATATGGAATATATGAAAACATTCCGGATTCATAAACGGTCGCTTCAAATGTATCTTGAAATCCTTCTACATACACCTCATCTCCAGAATAGATTTCAGAGCATCCATATTCTCCACTACAAGACTTCCCTTTCACTCGTATAGGCAATTTCGTTTGTAAATTACCACCCGCACCACCACCAGATACAGTATAATATTGCCATTTATCTCGTGAAGTTATGGTTCGTCTACCCATAAGAGGCAATATTTCATTATTGCTTCCATATCGTTTTGTCAAAATACCAATTTGTGAATATTGTGTATTGTAATGTTGCGTTGGTACATTTATAGGGATACCATTCGACGGTACATTCATTGTTAATGGAATATTCATTAGTCCACCTGCGTCACATTTAATAGGTGGCACATACGCATTTGTTAATGGATCGCCTACCGTTCCTCCACCCATTGTACATCTACCTACATCACCACGAATATCCTGAGAAGGTATAGTTGCTAAATGTTGTTGTATCACTGGATGTTGTGAATGTTTTGGAGGGTACAATAAAGCAGAATAGTGATTCGTTGTAGTTGTTACATTTTCATTTTTTCCCGCTAAATAATATCTTTGGTACCATAAAAACGTTCCAAATAAAATTATAAGTACAATCACAAACATTGTTGTATTTTCAATACATATTACACCTGGGATACACTTTTTGGGCATATATATATAGCCATTATACTTTTTCACGAAAGTACATGTGCCAAATAGTATAACTAAACCCAAATACTATAATAAATATATTCAAAAACATATGGAAATTAAATCTTGGTTCCCCTGTTTCTTCTGGTCCAAATGCTTGTTTTAATTGGTTCATAATTTCAAAATCTTTCGCAGCTTTTTTTTTACATCGAAAACAATTATTCATAATGTTATTTGGCCATTGTAAATATTTGTCTAAAATGGGACGGATTTTAGACCATTCGCTTATCATACCTACTACGGTTAAAATGATAAGAATTGGGACATATATAATTAAGTATTTTACAATATCTAACAAATAAAAAATGGCACACTTATAAAAATTCTTTGTCATTTTGAGAGTACATTTTATGTAAAAAAATATTAGTTTAAACCCATAAACAATCTTTCGTAAAATATTTAGTATAGGTTTCTTAATAGCGTCAAATAGTTTCTTTAAAAATGTCATTACCGGCTTTACTACTTTTTTAGGCATCTTCTTTATTGATTTCGGTATTTGCTTTAATTTTCGTATTGCTTTTTTAATACTCATATTTCACTCTTTATATTAAGCCTATAAAAGAGTTTGTTTATTCATCCATGTTTAATCCATCATTTACTTTATCTACTTTTTTGTCAATTGTATTTATTTTCGACTGGATACCATTCAACTTTTTATTTAATTTTTTTGCGAATTTATCAATCCAATTTTGATTATATCCTCTCTTTGAATTATATCCTCTCTTTGAATTATATCCTCTCTTTGAATTGTAGTAAGATATCCTAGAAGATTTTCTTCTAAAAGGTTCATTTACGATGTTCAAATTTGAGAGAACGATTTTTAAAGTATATACAAATATTCCAATAATGAATAACAAAAATATAAATGATTTTGTCATATATATTTTTCATTTTAAATTATCACTAAAGCTTTGTTATTTACTTGCTTCTAATTTTTCAGGTATTTTTTCACTCATTAATTTTTCATCTTCGTTTGTATAACTATATCCCGGGTCCAAATTATCTAAATTATCTTCTTTTGTGTTGTCGTCACTTCCACCACCACCACCACTACCACCCATTCCTAATCCTTTTTTTCCTAATTTCATTCCTTTTTTTCCTAATTTCATTCCTTTTTTTCCTAATTTTTTTCCTTGTTTCACTCCTTTTTTCAGTCCCTTTTTTCCTTGTTTCACTCCTTTTTTCAGTCCCTTTTTTCCTTGTTTCACTCCTTGTTTCACTCCTTGTTTCACTCCTTTTTTCATTTGGTTGGGTTTTGGTGGGGTAACCGATACCTTCAATTTTGGTTTTTTCACTATAACTTTCCCTTTTTTAACCTTAATAGACGGTTTTTTCGCACGAACTTTAATTCTTGCTTTAAATGTATCAATAGTATTATTATTAAAGTACAAATATACAATATGAACAATAAGTATGGAATATAATAAAAGCATCTCATTTTTGCTAAAATACATCATCATACTTGATAACAAAATGAATAATAGCACATATTCATATTTTTGCTGTTCTATAAAAAAAATAGTTTGAATTAATATTGCTATTTCAATCATCTTATAATAACTATATAAATTATGTATCAGAAGATGAAATTCTATATATTTGTCTCAATGTATTATTTATTTGTTTATTTTCTCGTCCCATCATATTATTATTATTGCTACTATTTCTCAATTGTGATCTAAGACGTGATAATTGATAATTTAATGAATTGATTTTTTGTCTTTGTTGTGTATTCAAACCAGTCATTCTTTTTAATTCTTTTAGCGCTCGTACAATTCTTCCGTTTCTTAGAGATTTTGTTCTTTTTCTTAGAGATTTTGTTCTTTTTCTTACTCTTTTTCTTAGTTTTTTTCCAAATGATCTTGATTTTCTCAATGGTTTTCGTATTCCTTTTCTAATTCCTTTTTTAATAGATTTGAGTTTTGGTGGGGTAACTGTTACTTTCAACTTCGGTTTCTTAATAATAAGTTTACCCTTTTTCACCCTTATTGATGGCTTTCTAGCACGGACACGAATCCTTGCTTTAAATGGATCAATACTAGTATCAAATGAGCTTAAATATAAATAGAGTAAGTGTGTAATAATCATAGGAATAACTAGAAAGTATATTTGATTTTTACTAAAGTACATGAGAATACAAGACAACAAAATGAAAAATAGAATATACTCGTGTTTATTTTGTTCAATGAAAAATATGGATTGAATTAATATTGCGATCTCTATCATCTTATAATAACTACATAAATTATGTTGCGGTTGATGAAATACTATTTATTTGTCTCAATGTATTCTTATTTTTTTTGTTTTTTTGGTTCAATATTAAACCTTTATTTTGATTACCTTTTACCTGTAACTGTAAATTACTGATTTTTCTTTCTAAATCGGTTATCTGTTTTTTTTGTGAATAATTGATGCCCTGTTGCCGTTTTAATCTTGAAAATGATTTACTAATACCCGATCCTCCTTTACGAAACCTTTTTCCTCCTTTACGAAACCTTTTACTTCTAAATTTACCTTTTCCTTTTGTTCCAAACAATTCTATTTTACGAATACGATGATCTATGTATAGATAAAATATATGTGATAAAACCATTGGAATGACAATAATGTAAAATACATTTTTTGTTATGAAATTAATAAGAAACGATAATACAATGAATGTTAATATAGAATAATGTGAATTTTGCGAAATAAAAAATATCATTTGACATATAACTGCTAACCAAAGTATATCCATTTATATATAATTAAAAGGTTTTATTGTATATTTGATAATTTATTAATCAGTTTTCTTTTATTGTTTAATTTTCTTTTATTCGTTCTTAATCTTCGAATTTTTTCTCTTTTCCTTCTAATTTCAGACATAGCTCGGTCATTTTTATTATTCAAAATATTGAAAGTATTTCCTAAAGCATTAAGTTCCGATTTTAGAGATTGTATTTTTTTCTGCTTATCGGCAATTTTACTGTCTTTTTCATCAATAACCCCTTCATATGAAGCTTTTGATACTGCTAATTTGTTATCTATATCTTCCTGAGTTGTATTAAATCCTTCAAAACGGAAAAAGTACAAAATAATCTCTGTCATAAGAATACTTGAACAAATGATAATTATAGTGGATTTCATAAATTGAGACAATATCATTGCGAATAAGAACATAATACCAACTGCACGCATTCTGTTATTTATTGCGACACATGATAGGTATAAAAAGAATAATACAAATGCTACATTAGACACTTGTTTTGTATTATTACTAAACATTTTTAAAATATTCATCTATATAACTATAGAATATTTTATACAATTATAAGTTGTTTTATGGACTTATTCCATATCTTCATCTTCCATAATGTCTTCATCCATATCTTCATCTTCATCTTCATCTTCATCCATATCTTCATCTTCATCTTCATCTTCATCTTCTTCATTTTCTAATTCGTCCATAACTTCTTTAAATGCTTCATCTATAGAAGTTTCTAAACCATCTTTTTTCGACCTAAATCCTTCTGAATCACGATTACCATATCGGAATATATTTGCGACAACCATAGCAATGACTAAAATAACAATCATATTTTTGCTAAAGAAAGATGTCAATAACCCCGCTGCTATAAATACTCCTACTGATGTTAAATCGTATGAGAATGTAAAGTGAAATATATTTCCTATTGCTAGAATAAATATAAAGTACAAAATAAAACGATTATGAAGCAATGCTTTTGACATTTGGGTTAAATCTTTTTTCTGAAAGAACGATTTCATTATATATTTTGATAATATATTATATTACTACATTATAATCTAAAAATCAGTATCATGTTCACTTGTAGATTCAACCGAGTCGTGTATTGTAGACGATTCAGATGAATAGTCTGGTGTATTTTCACTACCATATATTTCTAAAACTTCTTTCACAACTTCTTCTCTCTGAATATCATTTCTCTCAAATTCAAAACTAGTAATACTACTGGATCTTTTATTTTTAAATCTTCCTAAGAAATCTTCTAGACCATTTACTTCTGTCGATTTATCATGTTGGTCTAAATCACCTGTAATAATTAATCTACTATTTTCCCCTAAACGTGTCATTAACATTTTCATTTGAGATACAGTAGAATTTTGCATCTCATCTGCTACAATCCAACTATTTTGGAATGTACGACCTCTCATGTATCCCAAAGGAGCTATCTCTATAATACGCTCTTCTATCATTCGTGTCACTTCTTTTGGATGAAAAAATCTATATAATATATCATATATAGGTCGAATCCATGGTGCCATTTTTTCTTCTAAAGTTCCTGGTAAATATCCTAGATCTTCGTCAACCGATACAGATGGTCTGGTAAATATAAGACGTTCATACATATTTGTATTAAAATATTTCACACCAAATTCTGTAGCAAATAGAGTTTTTCCTGTACCTGCTGGTCCGTTCGCAACTACTATCTTCTTTTGTTTATTTTTCAAAAGTCTAACATAATTTTCCTGACTTATATTCTTAGGTCGATGAAATTTACTCTCAAAATAACTAATTTCTTTATTAGACATATGAATAATATTTTCATATGATCTCGATATTGTAGTAGTTGTTGGAGAATACTGATTAATATACTGGTCACGATCATCATTGTCATTACCAAATAGGTACATGATTTCTTTTTCATTTAACTTCTTTTGCTTACGACCTTTTTTGGAATTTTTGGAATGAGACTGTATGTTACTGTTCATTATATTTTCTAACGTTTTATGGTCTGTAGACAGTCTATTCAAGTGGTTTGGAACAAGTTTCATATAACCAACCAATATATAAAAAAATACTAAAGTCTTTTAAAAACGTCACAATATTTTGTGATTAATTGATAATAATAAAATTATTATCAATAAAGAGTAGCAAAAAATTTATTCAAAATTAGAATCTTCTGTATCGTTAAAATAATTATACAGTAAATTTTCGGAATTATGGTTCTGTACTTCCCCACATATCATATTCACATTTTCATACATTTGTCTTAGTACATCATTTGGTGTAGTAGTACCTATTTTTATGAATCCAGCTTTTCGTAAAAATCGTTTTACTTCCGTAATAGGTTTTTCTTTTAGTTCGGTTTTCTTCAAGTTTGTATTGTTTCGGATTGTTTTATTTCCAACTAAAATAGATACTCTAGGATGTACTTTAGATTTTCCAACTCTATATGTACGTCGAATTGTTCGTTTTTGTTTTTTATGTTTATTATTTAGCCTATCAATCCTTTCTTGATCACGAAAAGATTTTCGTTGTTCTTGTTCGCTCAACTCTTTGATCTTTTCTTTTAGCTGATCTTCATAATTTATTTGAGAGTTAGATGGTAAAACTTCTCTGCGCATAGGGGAAATGACTGGTACTGCTCTTTGTGTTAAATTGCGCCAAGTTCGATATGTTGGTTTTGTACCATTCTTTAATACTCCATATGGTGGTGGCGGGGTAGGCAAAAAAGGCAACGACAACGGAGGATCGTCTGGCATTTGTGGAGTAATATTATTCATAGGAATATTTATAGCTGTATTGCTTAAAGAATTATTAACAGGAACTGATGATGAAGAAGAAACCACATTATGATAATTTTTAAATGTTCGATGAGAATGTGGATTTGAAGTATTTTGAAATACTGGTTTCGGCTCTTTCGGAAGATTTTGTAAAAATTGTACAGATTCCTCAAATGAGGTTTTCACAGGTAGATTATCTTTTGATTTATCTTCCATATGTATATTACGTTTCTCTCGATCTTTTAATAATCGTTCCTGGTTTGCACGAATAATATTCAAAAAATTACGTTTTAATGTAGACGCACGTTGTTTTCTCTCAGGTTTATTCGATTTAATACGTATTTTTGTTTCGGATGGTTCTCTTCGTCTTCGAGTTTTACCGTCTGGAATTTTTAAAGATTTTGGATCTAAATTAATAACTCTCTGTTCCTCGCTCATGTATATAGTCCATAAAATATATTATCTTTAGCTGATTTTACATTTTGTTTGTATATTTCCATTCCTTTATCCAAATCCTCTAAAGTCAATATTTTTTTTAGATTCGCATCTTTTCCAAATACACGTTTTGAATGAGATATTTTCGTCATTAATAATAATTGTTCCATTGATCTTCCATTGAATTTAAATAGATCTTTTTTCTCGTGAAACCATTTATCAGTTACGTTTTTATCAACTTTCCATGATATTTGTTTTACTAAATGTAAAAATATTTCATATAGTTCCTTAGGGTTATATTCTTCAATATTAAATTTCCATACAAATCTGGATGGCATTCCTGGATTTATTTTGAAAAACTGTTCATTCAAGTCTTTTTCATAGCCAGCAACAATAACCATCAAATCTTTCTTTTGGTCACTTAATGCTTCACATAATGTATCTACGCATTCTTTCGCATACATATCATCATTATTGAGACTATATGCTTCATCAATAAACAACACACCTCCATTACATTCATCGATTTTCTTGCGAGTTTTCATGGCGGTTTGTCCCAAATAGCCAGCAACTAAATCAGATCGTGTTACTTTTTTGAATACATTGTTCTTTAAAACGCCGATTTTTGAATACATTTTGCCAATAATTTTTGCTAATTCGGTTTTTCCAGTACCAGGCGAACCAGTTAGTACTGTATGTTTATAATCTCCGTGTACATCTTGCGTAAACCCTTGAATAAAATACAATAATTGATTCACTATAGATGATTTTACTGTATGTAATCCAATCATACTATTTAATTGATCTAATTCCGGTCGAATTTTATGTAAAGATTGTAGTTCAATATTGTATTCTTTCATATTGTCAAAAGGATAAGTGTCGATAATTTTTATTAAATCTTCCACACTTTCAATATTGACATCAATATGAACTTTCGTTTTAGGAGGATTGCGATGTACTTTAATCTTATCAAAATTATTTAGAGGAACTTCGTGCTCTTTTTGCCATTTGAAAAAATCTAATAATTCCTTATCATTTTGAGTATCTTGTGAACCATGGTATGGTAAAAATGTATTTGAATAATGACTACTAATTGTATTATGGATATTCATACAATTATTATACGATAAATATTTATACGTTTGATATTTATCTAAAGACTTTAGAAATTTGTGATATGGCTGATTAAAAGTACGTTTAGGGGAATTTGGTGAATAACTCATAATGACTGTATAAATTATATTTTTACTTTTATTTTCATTTTCATAATACTTCAAATATACTTAATTAATATAGAAACATGAATAAGATATCCAATAAAACATTGAAAAAGAAACAGAAACAGAAACAGAAACAGATATCATTCAAGGAAATACACTATAAAAGTAATGATGGAATGTTAACCACTGTTTGGGGTCCACCTATGTGGCACTATTTACATACTATGAGTTTCAACTATCCTGTAAAACCAACCAAACGAGATAAAACAAATTATAGAAATGTAATCTTAAATCTTCAAAACACTTTGCCGTGTGGAAAGTGTAGAGAAAATCTAAAATCAAATTTTGAAAAATTACCTATAACTATGAAAACAATGAAGAATCGTGAAACATTTTCTCGGTATATTTTCGATCTTCATGAATTGATTAATACCATGTTGAATAAAAGATCTGGATTGACCTATGATGAAGTAAGGTATCGTTATGAATTGTTTCGTTCTCGTTGTGGAAAAACAAAAAAAAAGATTGTTAAAGAAAAAGGATGTACTGAACCAATTGTAGGAGAAAAATCTAAATGTGTCTTACACATTGTTCCAAGAGACAAAGTATGTGATTCATTAAAAATAGATAAACAATGTGAGAAAGTAAAAGTTGTGTGAACATTCTCCAATACAAAAACATTTAGGAAGGATAATACATAATATAATATCATAACTTAATATAATTAGAACTATGTCAAATGAAATAATAGATATACCAAAAGAACTTCAAGAAAATAATATACAAAATGATACATTAGATAAAGAGTCAATCAAACCTATAGAGTTCTGGGGACAAAATCCGAACGTATTGTTAGACCCTAGTCATATTTCTGAATTATTTCCTGTATCCGATATGGAATATGAACAAAAACTAAACGCTATTACTAGAACAGTTATTATATTGACATTTGTTTTTTATCTATTTCTTAGATCATGGAGAGTCATTATAGTAAGTGCTTTTACTATATTCGCTTTATGGTTGATTTATATGACTCAAAGTAAAAAGAAAAAAGTAAGATTTACTGAAAAGGAAGGATTTGAAAATAAAGTTACAGAAGATTATTTGGAGACTCAAGAAGAATTGCCAGATGACATTTTTGGAGAATCAAATTATACAAACCCTTTACAGAACGTACTCATTTCTGACTATGATTCTCCTACAAGTAAAAAACCAGCTCCAGCATCCTATACCGCACAAAGTCAAGAAACGATTTTAGAACAAGCAAAAAGAATGATCAATAATGGACATCCGGAAGAACCTAAAATCACAGACAAATTATTTAAAAGTTTAGGAGATAAATTAGAATTTGAACAATCTATGCGCCCATTTTACAGTACACCAAGTACAACTATACCGAATGATCAAGGTGCTTTCGTAGATTTTTGCTATGGTAGTATGGTTTCTTGTAAAGAAGGTAATCCTTTTGCCTGTGCTCGCAATTTAGCAAGACATATAAACTAATATTTCATTTTCTTTATAGTAGTTATAATATTCATACTATATTAATATATTATGAAGACAAATTATTTGGGAAAGATGGAAAGTCCTATTGAAAAATATTATGATATGATATACAAGAATGTTTGAATCAGATTACAAATTTCATCAATCGGGTCGTTTAGGAAGTGATGTTACAGATCAATCTCAAAGAACTATACAAAATGTTGGATATTTGAATAGCGTTCTTAGTAACTATAGTCAAGAAACGTCTTCAAACCAACATGTGAATTTCGCTATGAACTATCCAGGTATGATGGTCGATACGAATGCTCGTGGAAATGGTTTAGGCGCTTTTTCCGTAGAAAATGAATCGAATTTATTTTGGAAAGCCGAAGGACAAAGACCTTTAGAGAAACTTCAATTATTCCCCAGAACATTTTCGACTGTACCTTATTTAGGAAGAGGCTCTGTAGATCCAACTCTTGAATCACAATTGATGCAAGGCGAAAATGTTCGAGGCAAAAAGAGTGTTTCTACGGTTATGGAACAGAGTTTTATGCCATTAGATCAGTATCCACTTGATGATGGTAAGAAAACTAGAGCAAATAATGCCAAATATACAGTAGAAGAGCTTGCTTTAGATGGATGGGTTCGTGGAGGAAAAACAACAAGAGATTTAGAAGAAAATTACTTTAGCCAAAAATCTAAGCCAACAAATTCTGGATTTTAATTTTGCGTTATAATTTATTATATATGTTATATATATATTATGAGTCCTCTCGATGATGTTATGAAAACCTTTACCGGTGGTGCAGCATTATCCCCTGCTTTGGTTGGTGGAAAGAAATCCAGAAAAGCTAGAAAAGGAGCAAAGAAATCGAAGAAGACAAAGAAGACAAAGAAGACAAAGAAGACTAGAAAGACAGGTAAGAAGTCTCGCAGAAGAAGTAGAAAGTAAATGATTTTACACAATTTCGCATTTATTATGCGCAATTGTGATTGCCATTGTTGATATAAACAAAAATATGTTGAAACACTATAAAATGATATAAATGTTTTTCTTTAGAAAGAAAAAAATGGATTATATTGAGTATTTCAAAAGCTTGCCATCTATTATTATTTATACCGATGATCATGAATATCGTAATTGTATACGAACCTCATTTCGTTTTGACCCCAATGAAAGGTTCACATTTGATGGGAAAATTGTAGACATGAATCAGTTAGACGATATTACCAAAGACGAAGTTCTTATGGACTGTAAAAGTATTAGTTCATCTATGGATCGTCTTTATAATGAGACAAAAGATCAAGGAGATTTTAAAGATCTGTATATAAAAGCTGCTGGTAGAATGTTTTCTACCAATCCGGAAATTGGACAAGCTGTTTTGTGCTCTTATGATACATTCCATCTATATCATTCTTGTGTATGGTATTATTTAAATGGTGGAACATCGGCGTTATTATGTTGTGGAAAATATGATGAATTACATAAATATTTTAATAGTTAGAATATATATAATGGCATCTACACGTAATAAAAATACACCCGGAGATTATGCTTTAGAAAAACATTCCATTAATAAACAATTTGACGAACGTATGTATATTCATCAATCTCAAGGTCAAGCAAAACAGATAAACTTACCTGGAAATGGATTATTGACAGGACGTTTTGCTGCCAGAGATCTAGCAAAAAATGGGTGCGATATTGAATCTTATTTATTCGGTATTGGATCTACTAATCTTGAAAACCCACTAGTGCCTGTAAAACCCGAATTGAATACCATAAAATCCATCAATGTAATGGAAAAAACACCAATGATAATGCCAAAGCCTTTTAGTATGGAACCAAATCAACGCCCTATGTATCTCAATTAAGTAGCGACTTTCTGTCTTTCTGGAAATAATGGATCAAACTGTTTATTTGTTTCTGTTCTACAAAATTCTTTTCGAATACTTCGACAAGCATTTACAGATAATTCTTCACGCTTCTTACGTGTTTTCCCATCAGCTACAATCGGCCTCTTTTTCGCAGTATTCAATCTTACTGCCATATCTTTTTCGATTTCAGAGTAATGTTGAACAATATAGTCTATAGTTTTGTTTAATAACGCCCATTTGAAAAAATTCATTTGTGCTATAGTCGTTTCTATACTGACTTCTTTATTGTATGGAATTAATATTCTCTCTTTTCGACAATACGCATCAAACATTTCTTTAGAATAACTATCTTCCGTCGATTTATAGCTCATCCATACATTGAATCGTTTAGGAGGTTCTTTCTCATTTCCACTGGGTATATCATACACCACAAAATATTGTTTGGCATAATTTGTCACAAACCAATATACCATACGAATCGACAATTTTTTATTTTTATATACAATATATTCTCTATTAATGATTTTAAAAAAAATATCCATATAATCTGGATGTTTCTCAAAAAAATCCATTAGATTTTTCAAAAGCCATCTATGTTGTGTATGCATGAGTATATATACAACAGTTTCACGTGTTTCTCTTTAAATAGGTTCAATATCAAATTGTATTATATTTAGGAATATATTATGTTTAGGAATATATTATATTTAGGAATATATAATTGTAATATATATTATGGACTTTTTTAAAAGTAAAAATTTTAAAAGTAAAAAAATGAGTTGTGAAAGAATTCATTATTGGATTAATGAAAACAAGGGAAATAATAAATTAAATGACATTCGAAAAGATATATTAATACAAGATAACAAACCACAAGATGACAAAACACAAGATGACAAAACACAAGATGACAAAACACAAGATGACAAAACACAAGATGACAAACCACAAGATGACAAACCACAAGATGACAAACCACGTCTAATTGGACAATTTATAAATGAATTAAATGAAAAAACAAATACCTTAAAAAATACAGAAAAAAAACAAATACCTTATTTCAAACAAATGGGTTATGGGGATTTTAGTGTTGTTTTTTCATATAAAGAAAATGAAATGTATAAAATACATTATACAGATAATGATAGAACGAAAGAATGGAACACTATACAAATATTGAAAGATATCAGGGATAAATTAGAATTAGAAAACGATACATTAGGTATTAAATTAGGTATTAAATTAAGTAATAACATATTGTATCCTTTACAATATGGAGAAAAATATACCGATTATTACCCCAGAATGGGAGCCCATTCAACAAAAGAAAATAGTTTTATTGTAAAATATGCTTTGTGTCCCTCTATTTATCATATTATTAATGAGAATGAAACCGACTCTGACCATGATTTATTATTTAGTATAATGTCTCAATACAATGATATATATAACCTTTTAGTAAATTTACATGAGATGGGATATGTACACAACAATGTTAGACGAGAAAATATGGTATACTGTAAAAATACATTAAAACTAGACAATTTTGGTAGTATACAACATTTACAAACTAAATATATGGATGAAAAGTATTATAATTCGGATACAAATACGTATAATTATAGTGATATGAGGGACTTTAATTTCGATGATCGTAATATATATATATATGCTCAATCAGATATTTCCAACTTAAAAGAAGACTATAATAAAATATTATTAGAATATGTAAAAAAAAATATAATTAAAAAAGTAAATGGCAATTATGTAATTAACAATAAAAATATTAATGAAAAATGGTTAGAAGATAGTAAATTATATAATGAAAGATTAAAGGCAATCATTAATGGTAGGGTTGAACAAAATAACGATAAAAAAAAAGGAGGAAAATCACAAAAAAAGACTAAAAAGTCAATAAAAAAAAGAAAAACGAGGAAACGAAGAAAAAGAACACATATAAGTAACAAAAAAATTATACGATGAAATATATAGTGGAAAAATCATGCTTGAAACCTATATAAATATACCACTACATACCATTTTTGTATTTTTTCTAATCATTTCAGCAAACTATTTAGGACAATTGTACCCATGTAGAATACAAACATTATTTGAGACAAATATATACATAAAACATTTCTTTGGATTTTTAACTTTAGTGTTTTTTGTAGTACTTGTAGACCCTATACAAACGTCTAATTTCAACGAAACCATCATGAAAAGTATTGTATTATACGGTATATTTTTAATATTGATGAATACAAATGTATTGTTTTTTGTCTTTTCGTTAATTAGTTTAGCAGGAATTTATTTATTGTCCATCAAAAAAAAAGAATTAAGTTCAAATACTGACAACGATTCTCTCATTTTATATGATCGTGTACATGATTTACTATATATATTTTTTGCGTTGAGTACTATTGTTGGATTTTTTGTGTATATGGGAGAAAAAAAGATAGAATACAAAAATAAATTCGATTATTTTACTTTTATATTTGGAAAACCAAGTTGTAAAGGGTTTAGTCCAAAAACAAAATATATGCAATCGTTTTTAGCTGCGTTTCATTGAATATTTTTTAATATACCTATAAAAACTATTCTATAATCTTAATTTATAGAAATATGTCTATGTGGACAAATAGCTTCGATAAAACTTTACGAGTTATCAAACAAAATGCCTCTAAATTAAGTGAAAACTATTTACAATATTATGAAAATAGTAAAAATTTACTTATGTATATTAACGCACCATTGGTACTATTGAGTGCGTTAAATGCCTATGCGATTTATGATATGGATTCATATGGCCCAGTAATTCAATATGCTAGTGCGAGCACTTCATTATTGGTAGCGGTTGTATTGACAGGTGAAATAGTAGTTGGTTGCAATACTAAAATAGAAAATAATCTACAAAAATCTAGAGAATTTCATTATTTGAAAGAACGAATTGATCATATTTTATCTTTAGAGAAAGGTAAACAGTTTTGTCAAGAATGTATTGAAGGGAGTATGGATAATGTTATGACACGAACCATTAATGAATATAAAGATTTAGTAAAAGAAGATAAGATAATTGACAAATACAATGGAAATCTTTCAGTGGTTGCGTCTGAGACAGTAGAAGAAATTCAAACATTTTTGGAGGATCATTGGAATATACTATATCGACCTACCTTGAGAAAAATTCGACAAAAAAATCAAAAAGTTATGGAAAATATGGATGTAAATGAAATGATTGAAACTTTAGGAGAAAAAACGGAAAAACCAAATGAAACAGATTTAGAAGAAAATGCGGAAAAAGAAAAGAAAGGAGATGAGACAAAAATGAAATTTTCTTTCATGGATACAGTAAGTTATGTCCGGTCATTTGTGCCTAGTTTTACATTGTTTACAAAAGAGTCAGATTCAAAGGAACAAACGGATGTAACAGATTTAGAAAATCCAGATGAAGATCACTTAAAAGTACCTTTAGAAGAAAATGTAGAACTTTCAAATATTTATCCAGACGAGAATGGATCATCTAGTGATCAAGTAAATCCGGTGTCTTCTAGAGCATCATCTCCAACTCCTATTAAAATAGAAGGTTTAACCGCACCGGTTTCCGTATCTAAATCTAAAAAAAAGTAAATTCATATAAAAAATATAATAATTTCTATTTTTTATAAAGTATAATGACTTATAATCAAATTAACAAGAATACATTCGAAATGGTAAAAGATGCTATGAATGCTATAATTAATACAAATAATACGAATTTTATAAAGTCATTAGATGAGATAGATATTTATAATGATCAAAAATTTTTAGAAATCGTACAAGAAATCAAATACAAAGAACATTATGGTTTGTCGTTAAAATTTACATTAAAATTGTGTAATTATTATTTAAACAATCAAAAAGAATGGAAAAGATTGCTTAAATATTATGAATAATATATTGATCCTATCTTCACGAAGAATATTTTTCTTGGATTTTATCTAAAAGTATTCGTAATTGTTCTTCTAGATTATAATCTTGTGGTAATGGTAATTTCATATTTTGACGTACATCTCTTGTACGCTTTTCATAAATTAACCATCGTTTCTCGTCTTTTTCCAAATATCTCACATATTGAGGTAACCCTGATAATTCTTTTTGGGATTTCGGTAGTATATCATTATCCAGCTGTTCGATGATTTTTTTTATTTCTTCTAATTTTTCAAAAATAGTTTTCTTTCCTGATTTACAACCATCATATGATTTTAATTTGGGATGATTTTCAATACGAAAATATTCCCTCGATAAGTTTTTTTCTTTATTATAAATATTCGTCATGTATGTTACATATTTCGGTATCATTTCTTGAGTAAGTCCTTCTGGTAAGTTTTGAGCATCATTATTTCTTTTACGTTTTGTACCAGGTAGTTGACCAATAGTATTTTGTTGCTGCGTTTCTCTATTTGCTAAACGTAAATTGGCTATCGTATTGTTTAATGGATTTCGGTCAATATGATCGACACTTGTGGTCATTGTACCCTTTCCGTTTCTATAATAATTCATTATAATTTGATGGATGTATAAACGTCCTTCATTCACTGTACTACAGCAAATATAGTTATTCAATTTTGAAAAAGTTAGTTTATAGCCATCATTTTTTTCTTTTTCGTAATTCAATATTTTTTCATAAGATTCTTCGCATAAAATACATAATATGTCACCCTCTATACCCATTATATAAAGTTCTTGTTCATTGTCTAGAACTTTGTACATTGGATTCTTAATAGAACCCGCAGTACGTCCAAATTTTTTGACATGGCCACCCAGATGCTCTAATATAGTGTAATCCGCAAGTGTTTTTGTCATATTAAATAAATAATGATATAATAATTATTTAATATTTATTTTTATTCAATTTTACTTTTTATTTATAATCCAGCCATTCCTTTTAATTAATTGCTGTACGCTATTCCTGCCATTCCACTCATGACACGTAGGACGTTGTAAGAAAGAGCGTAAACTCTAACCTTGGCAGTAGATGTTCCACCAACAGTTCCAGAAGAAAGAACAAGCTGAAGAACAGCGTTATCAATTCTGGAGAAGTTGCATGATCCGGATGGTTGGTGCTCCTCAGGGCGAAGGGCGAAGGAGTAAACGTTGATACCGGTATCAGGGGCACGTGTGTGGTGCTGGTATGGCTGAACAACGTCGAAGTAAGAACCCTCACGCTCAGAGATACGGTCTTGGCCGTTAAGCTGAAGCTTAGCGGTAACAACTGGGTTCTCTCCCCAGCAATGCATGTCAAGAGCGGTCTCGGCAAGAACGAATGTACCGGCATCAGAAACACCAGATACTTGTGTAGATGTGAATGGTCCATCCCAGTTACCAGTTGTTGCTTCTGTAACACCCATAGCTCCAGGATCAGCGAATGCGTTACCTGTTGTCATGAATGAGGTAGGACCAGTTGTGGCATCGGCAGCACCGAATGCGTGGATAGCATTAGGAAGAGCATCGATAGCATCTGTGTAGTTGAATGGTTGAGCACCAAGAGTCTTGAAAAGAACGTGGTTACCTTCAAGAGATCCACAGTAGTCAACGTTGGAATCAGGCTGAACAACCCAGATAAGCTCCTTACATGGGTGGTTGAAGTTAAGCTTGATCTTGTTGGAGGATGAACCAACAGACTCATCACCTGTGAACTGAAGTTGCTCAATCAAGTACTCATGAGGGTTCTGGGCCATCTTGCGTCTCTCCTCTGTATCCAAGAAGATATAATCAATGTAAAGAGATGCGGCAATAAGAGATTGCTGGTAAGCTGTGTTAACTTGAACGTTTCCTGTGGATGTAAGAGAGTTAACTGCCCACAAACATTCACCAATAGGGCGAATATCAAGATTGATCTTAACCTCGTGGTACTGAAGAGCAATAAGAGGAAGAGCAAGTCCAGGGTTCTTTGTGAACCAGAATTGAAGAGGAACATATAGTGTTGTCTCAGGAAGAGCATTACGAGGAGCGCAAACTTGTGCGGGTCCTCCATTGTCGGCACATGGTCCGGCAATTGCGGCAAAGTCAGGGTCTGTTAGGTATGTAAGCTGTGTGGTGTGTCCGATCATCTTCCAGTATCCTCTCTGTTGCTCAGAAGACATGGTAAGTTGGTTCCAGATGTGCATCCAGTCACCATATTGGCGATCGATACGTTGTCCACCAATCTCAACCTCAACTTGGGCAACCATTTGTTCACCAATATAGTCCAACCAGCGAGCGTAAACATCCTTTCCGGATGCGGCAAGATCTTGACTAATCTCAGGAAGTGTTACCTGAAGGTATGTGCGGTAAGCAAGGTCACCATTTCGGGAAAGAACGGCACTGACACGTCGTCCGAAGTCGGCTTGTCCTTGGAAAGTTTGTTCAATACTCTCCATAGCAAAGTTGGTGTGTCTGCGGTAAGACACCTTCCAGTAAGTAATCTCGGGGGTTCCAGTAAGGAACAAGTCTTGGGCGCCATAGGCGACGATTTGCATAAGTGCACCAGCCATTTCTGATTATATTATTCCTAAACATATTTTTTTTCCAAAGATAAACACAATTACTACATTTGACTCCTAAAAAAATACAAAAAAAATAAAAATAATCAATAATATATACTACAAATAAGTACTATATTAGTTTACTATATAATTACAAAAATATACCAAAAAATGAGCTATTTTTACCAAAAAGAGTAGAAATGTAACATCTTTAGGCAAAAACTCATTTGATAATATTTCTGCTAGAATCTACTTAAAAATGTTTTTGAGAGTATATTCAATGGATGTATCTACTTCAATAAACAATAAAAAAGAATCAAATCAATCACAAACATTAGATGAAAAACATAATGATTTAATGCAAATTCATCATGTTATTGAATATGATACTATACCGAAATTACAAAGCGAACTGAAAGAACTGTTTGAAGAAGCACGAAAAATAAAAATGAACCGAAGTGAGAGATATTTTGAATTAATTGATCAAATAAAGGACACTAAAAAAGAAATCAAACGATTACAGTCTTCTAGAAAAGACTATTTACTTCAAAATTCAAAATACGTATTTGAATATTATGAAGAAAAGCAGAAAATATCTGTAGGAGAAAACGAGAAGGACAAAACTACTATAAACCGATTTTTCAAAATAAAAGGAAAAACAGAAGAAAGTTCTTCTTTAAACAGTGAAAAATATAAACAAAGCAAAAAAGTATATCATCAATATTGGAAAAATGTTGGATCCACCGATATAATACAAACCCAAGACTATGTTATGGATTCTGAAACATGTTTATATTGTAATCAAGGCGAATTAATTCCTCTAGAAGAAGAAGGTGTTCTAATATGTAATAACACAACTTGTGGAAAATTTGTAATTCATATTATAAACAACCAAAAACCTCCCAATAAAGAAATACCGAATGAAGTCTCTTATACTGCTTATATTCGTTTAAACCATTTCAAAGAAATTTTGTCTCAATTTCAAGCAAAAGAAACAACAAAGATTCCAGAAGAAGTTTTAGATGCGGTAAAGCAAAGAATAAAAAAAGAACGTAAAAATGTCAATGAACTGAATTATTTAGAAATGCGGAATATTCTAAGTATATTAGGATATAATAAATATTTCGAACATATACAATACATTAATTCCATCCTTGGAATAAAACCACCCATAATGAATGAAGAGTTGATTGAAACATTATGTGTATTGTTTATTGAAATACAACAACCTTGGGCGATTTTCTGCCCGATTACACGAACAAATTTTTTTAACTATACTTACATATTGTGTCAATTATGTGTATTGCTTAATCAACATCAGTACTTACCCTTTATACCTATGATGAAAGATCGGATCAAACAATTAGAACAAGACATGATATGGAAAAAAGTATGCGACTATTTGGATTGGGAATATTTTCCTACAGTCTAATTAGGAATTCTTTAGGAATTTCTATGGTTAATATATAATGAGTGCTTGGATTGAACTCGTAAAAGAAAAATACGCTCTCGGTAAAAAAACTGACAAAGAATACACTTTAAAAAAAGCAATTCTCGCTGCGAAAAAAGATTATAAAAAGCCGGCTACAATGACTGTCCGAAAGAAAACGCAAAAACGTAAGAAAACCAAAGGAAAAAAAAGAAAAGCAAAAGGAAAAACCGCAAAACGAAGAAAGAGTAAAAAATAAATAATAAACTAAATATATATTATTTATATGTATTGCTGTATAATGTAATATAAATTATATTGGATAAAAATCTTTTAAACCAATATTCGAGACATAAGAAGAAACTAAACATATTCCCATTAAAGAGAATGTCAGTATGGTACCTAAATTTAGCGATGTTGAACATACTCGATATGATGAGGTATGGTCAATATTAAATCCTTCTTTTTCTACTTTGAACAGTATTGCTTTTTCAGAACGTTTATGAATATATGCGATATCTTGTATTGGGAGGTTTAATAATTCATATTCTCTTTGAAGTTGTAGAGTTTCGGGGATAGTCCACTTAAAACCATATCGACGAAACATAATAAGGTGTAGATTCTATTAATATTAATACCGTTATCTTTATATGTTTTATAAAAGTATTTTAACACTAACTACTGGAGTAAAGTTTATTCATCTCTCATCATTTCGTTATATATATCAGAAAAGTAAACAACTTTTTCATTCCAAGATATAGACCTTCCACTTTTGCCACTTTTATCAGAAGATTCATTCGGTATTTTATTATCACTTACAAATATCTCTCTATAATTTGGAAAATAAATGCTACCATATTGAAAAACCGCTAAACCATCTTGAATGAATTCATCATTTGTCCATAGAATTTTTTTACATTTCAAAAATTCCCCTAAATATATTTTTTTGTTTTTCATTTTCACAGGTAATTCTACAGGAGTCATATTAGAAGACAATACATTCCTGTAGCAACCGCCAAATTCATATTGATGTTCTTTTGAAAACATGATTTTATACTTATTAATAATAATACTAAAATGATTATTAATTTTTCAATTTTTATTATGTTTGATTTTATTCGCATTTTAACCGAATCTGGGGAATCGGACAAGGTTGGCACCGATACCGAAACCAGCACCACCACGAGCACTTGCTGCCATTGTTGGAACGAATACGTCCAATACAGCGAATGTCGCCGCAGCGGAAAGAGCTATAATAACAACTTCCTCAATATTGAGCTTTTGTTTTGGAATAACAAATGCGGCAATTGCGACCATAAGGCCTTCTACAATGTACTTAACAGCACGTTTCACAAATTCGCTAAAGTCGACCATATCTTTCATGATATTATATTATAATGAAACAAAATAATTATTATTGCTAAAATAACTTAAATCCTAAATATGGATAAAGTATATATAATGAGTTCATCCGATTCGAATACATTTGAAAAGAAACTAACCACCAATAATAAAATTAACAGTAGATATGTAGATTTGTTAAACGAAGATCCGGTCATATCTAATCAACAATATGGGTGTTACTCGTTTGTTTCTCCTGAAAAAATTATAAAACAAAAAGATATGTTTATGTTTGAAAAATTTGTAAAACAATGGCAATATAGTAAAGCATTGTCTATGTATTCCGATTTTACACAATTTTTAGCTGCGAAATACAATATCAATCCAGAGTCTATTATGGATGATCTCGTTGAGTTCTGTAAAGAAGAAGAAAATATCTTAAAACGTGAAGATGTAGAAGGCGATTTCAAACATTTTATGGATAAAAATGAAACCCGATTAACCGAACAATTCAATCGGGAAAATAAATTTCAAACATCCGTCCGTGGGTTTATCAATAGAGGAAATTTCGGTTCTCCAGAAGAAGCTGAAAAATATGCTAAAGAACTTCGTGATCGTGATCCAAATCATGATATTTTTGTAGGACGTAATTTTGTATGGACACCACTCGATCCTGACGCATATAAGACCGGTCGTATTGAATTCTTGGAAGAAGAATTGAACCAGTTACATCATGAAAAATTGAAGAATGAGAAGAAAGCAAAAGAAGAGTTTGAAAAGCGTTTATATGACGCAAAACGTAAGGCTATTCAAGATAATATTGAAAAAGCAAAGAAAAGTGGGAATAAATTGACACAAACGATGGATGAAGAAGGTAACTTGATAGGTGTAAATAACACGATTGACTTCGACTCAAGAGAAGTCGCAGAAAAAGATGGTGATCCTATTATTCAAAAAAGACCATTTGTCGATAACTAATCATTAATATTTGAAATATATTTTTTAAAATTATAAAAATATATTATTATTTTTCACGTCTCGTTTTTCGTCGTTTTTTTATTTTATGATGTTCTTTTCGGATGGTTCCTTGTATTTTTCTTCTTCGTCCTCCTTGTTGTTGCTGTTCTGATTGTTCCGGTGGACGTGGATGTAAATCTCTTAAATCCAGTGTTTCAGTAACTGTTGCTAATTGATTTAATGCTTGAGCCTGATTTGGTTGCGTCGGAGGACCTCTCTGATTCCGAACCGATGCGGTTCCAGTTGCGGTTCCAGTTGCGGTTCTAGATGCGGTTCCAGTTGCGGTTCTAGATGCGGTTCCAGTTGCGGTTCTAGATGCGGTTTCAGTTGCGGTTTCAGTTGCGGTTTCAGTTGCGGTTCCAGTTGCGGTTCCAGTTGCGGTTTCAGAATCTTCTGATTCATTTTTATATGTATTTTTGATCATATTCAAAAACAAATCTACTCCCGCAAAATCAAAATTGCTTTTATCTCCATTTGTATAATCAACATTTCGTACAATGATGGTACTTCCCTCATTTGGATCTGGGTTTGGATTTGAATTTACGTTATTTTCGGAGTCATTATCGGAATCGTTTCCGATTATTCTTTCAGTAGGAATTCGATAAGGAGTATATGTCGTTTCTCGGGTAATCTTATCTGGATTGTCAGTTAATACCATCATATTTCTTTTACTAGGCCAATATCTATGGACTATAGAACTTAATTCTGGGTCTACTATAATATCCATGTTCATTCTCGTAAATATATCAATCGCAGTTTCTAAATTCTTTAGATACTTTTTTTTTCTTTTTTTAAGATCTCCACCTTGTACAAGTGTTGCTTTTTCTAATATATCTTGCTTAAATCCATCTGATTTCATATAATTGATTAACAAGTTAATTTTATTTTGAACTTTTAAAGAATCGTTATTGCTTATACGTTTATACAATCCTTGATATTTTCCTACATAGAATTCTTTATTGCGTGCTTGAGGAGAATTATCAGCTATATAATCTATTAATACTTCACGATAATCATTTTTTAATTCTTCTACTTCAGTAGATGTAAAAAACGTTTTGATACTTTTAAACATACTTGATCGATTAATATTGTCTGTAACAACCTGCGTGGCGGTTGGCTCAACCGCATCCATATTCACTTTTCCGACTTCATTTATGTATGTTTCAGTTTGCTTGTCTAATTGAGGGACAAAATAAATATCATCTGGTTCAATATTTATCCTTTCACCATTATTACGGTAATTTACAATTTCATCTAATTTGTTCACATCATAATCAAGTATTGTTTTTATTTTCCCTATAGATATTTCATCTAATGGATGTTCTCCCAAAACAACCAACACACGGTGCATAAAATTATATTGTGCTTTATCTGGTATCGGATCATTTTCTATACCATCTCTATGTGTCAATGCCCATAAGAGATAAATGATTGTCTTCGATTCCGCATTTTCAAATATATTCGTGTATACATAACGGAGTGGTGTATATTTTGTCTTTTTACCTCCTTTTTGTTTCCCTTCTTTTATTGTTACATTTTTTAAATTGTTTATAATTTTTTTTTGTTTTTCTATACTATTTTCTAGTATTTTTATGCGTTTTAGTTGTGACAACCTTTGTCTATCATACATCTTTTTATCGTTTTCAGTTTGTTTTTTTTCTTTTTGTTTTTGACTATCAATAAATAATTTTTTATTTATTTCCTTTATTTGTTCTTCCCAACCGCTGATTAATTTCATTATATCTCCTATTCGTAGCCCTTCTTTGTTATTTTCTTGTATTTGATTTTCCATATTTGCTTTCTGTATTTTATTTCTCAATATTTTTGATGATTCTTCTCCCAATTTTTTTTTCATCTCTAGTAATTCTTCCCCTTTTTTAAGTCTTGCCAGTCCATCAGCAACAGATCCGATTTTTTGTGTATTTATAAAATCTTGATTATTTTGTTTCAGTTTTTCATCTATTTCCTCTATTTTTTTATCTATTTGATCGACTTGACTATTAATGTAATAATTTTTATAATTTTGTTCACTTGTAATTTGACTCGACATTTTTGATGGTTGTGTTTGTGGTGGTGGTGGTAGTTTTTCTAGTTCTTCTAGTTCTTTCTTCATTTCCTCGTGAGAATATCGTTGTGGTGGCGGTGGTGCTCTTAATGGATCGTTTTGCGCAGTAGTAGTATTTATTTTTTGTTCATCAATTCCATGAAGCTCGTCCATTATCATGTTTAAAATATTTGCGCCGTTCTCCATATCGTTTCCCATAATTGAATTATAAAGTTCTACATGATTTTGCTCTAGAATGTGTTTTATATTTTGTATTTTTTCATATTCTTTTTTTTTTTCTTTATTATCTATATTTATAATGATCTTATTTATTTTGCTTAAAGGTAATCCATTAGTATCTTGTATCCCATGTAGCCTATCAAATGTTTTAAGTTGATCTATATTAATAGAAATATTAGTTATTATATCTGTAATTTCTTGCTTCGCTTCATTGATATCTTGTTGCATATGGGATTGTTTTACGTTACCGGATTCATCATCCGTTGGGTTTTTATTTTCTTGTAATTGTCCTATTGATTCAATTAATTTTTCTCGTTGAGTTGTATCATTCTGTTGGTTTTCTAATTTTTGTTCTAATATTGAAAGCTCAAGATTAACATTATCATCAGTATCCGCATCAGCAATAAGAGTATCGTCACGAACAGCATCAGCATCCGCACGAGGAACAGCCGCATCAGCAGCAACATTAGCAGCAGCATCAGGATTAACAGCAGGATTACCAGCAGCATTAGGAACAGCAGTAAGACCACCAGCAGGATCATCAGCAGCACCAGCAGCACCAGCAGCACCAGCAGCATCAGCAGCACCAGCAGCACCAGCAGCATCAGCAGCACCAGCAGCACCAGCAGCACCAGCAGCACCAGCAGCAGGATCAACACCAGCAGCACCAGCAGCAGGATCAACACCAGCAGCACCAGCAGCAGGATCAACACCAGCAGCAGGATCAACACCAGCAGCACCAGCAGCAGGATCAACACCAGCAGCACCAGCAGCAGGATCAACACCAGCAGCACCAGCAGCAGGATCAACACCAGGACCACCAGGACCACCAGGACGAAAATCGAAGAAAAAATCGTTACCTCCATTATTATCTGGGTCTCGACCTTCTGATGATAACCATCTATAAGCATTTTTTACAAATATAACAACATTTTCTACAAATTGACCAATCAAACCTCCTATTTTATAAGGAATTATTATTATTAGTTGATAAAGAAGGAAAAAAACATAATAAATCAAACCTCTCTGTACAGGAAGACCAAGATTAATATATGGATTACCAAATATTATACCGGCAGCCAAATATACAGTATATTTTATTCCAGATTGTTTCATTAAAAATCTAATCCCACCATATTCACTTTGTATATGTTCCCACCAATCGTTTCGTAATTTATTCATAATTTTTTCTATTTCCAATCTTTTTGTGTAGTATATATCTCCCTCCACTTTATCGATTTTATTTGTAGTATCAATGTCATTTATTAATCTAAAAATTTCTCGAAAATATACATGTTTCTGTTCAAGATTATCTATAGTATGTGGGTTTGCTATCACAAGCGATTTTACAGAATCTTGATTTATAAGTGATAATATCTTTATGAATACATTTTTATCGTTCAATTTTTTTATACTAGAATCTCCATATGAAAGTTCAATAATGGATAGTCCATATTTTTTAAGAGTTTCGTCATTCATATAATAAAACATATCAGGTAGTTTTTTTAAATAAATATCTAAATGATCAAAATCTCCAATATTAATAATTTCATTCGTTTTTGTCTCTAAATATGCGTATAATAATTTATCAGAATTATATAAATCTTTATTGTCCGTATAAAGAGAACATTTTCGAATATTTTCCATAAACAAACATTCCATGTTAAGTTTGATTATATTTTGATTTTCTGAAAAAATATTAGATATATTTTCCTTAAAACGAACATCTCCGATTTTTTCAAAATACAAATTATAATACACAACATAAACCCACTGAAAATTTGGAGGAGTAAAAAAATTGTAAGATCTCGGCGGTTCTATTCTTAAAGAGGAGATAAGTCTATCTTTTCCTTTAATAATGATTGTTTTAATTTTTAAACAATATTTCTGTATAATTCGAAACATTAATTGAATATTAACAACCTTGTTTTTATCTTTAGATTCCGTAAATACTTTATTGTTCAGTTTTATTTTTTCTATAATATTTTCCAAACTTATTTTTACAGAATACATATGAGGTTTTATTTGATCTATATTATTCAAATCATTGTCAAATGTAGATAATTTTTTTTTCTCTTTATCGAAAAAAGATTCGATGTTTTCTCGATGATTTTTCATATGTTTATTTACAGTATCAATGTCTTCTCTTGCTATACTCTTCATTTTTTTGAATTCTTTTAAATAAGAACCAAACATACGATCTGTTATCTTAAACGTAGAGGATAAATGCTGTCTACCTGTTTCAAATGGAAAAATATCGTTATCATCGTATTCGTTGAATTTGTATTGCCCTACATTCAATTTTTGTGCTATATTTTCAATTATTTCTGGAAAAGTAGTATTTGCTGTTTTTTCCATATTTTGTACTTTATTCAATAAATTCCCAATTGCTAAAGCAAATGCATACTTGTAATTAACATTATCAGGGAAACTTCCTCGAAATAAAGAACTTATTGTTGAAGTACTTTGTATATCTTTTTCAAGATCATACTTTTCGGTAGAAATTTTCCGTAAAAAATTTACCGCACTAATAATACTTAATTTGTCTTCAGATTGTATTTTATTGTTATTATTATCAAGATCTTTTACAATTTCTGATATTCGAGTATTCGGATTATTTTTCTGAGCCTTTTCAAGCGCACCTAATAGTCTATAAGTTCCGGTTATGTATTGTTGTGCGAATTGATTAAACGGATGATTTCTATAAAATAATGGGTCCCCCCAAACAGTTCGAGAACTATTTCCAATACGATTTAAAAGATGTAGTGTTCTTACGAAGAATTCTGTGTTTAACATTATTTCGATTTCCAACTTACGGATACATGTTTCTACTGTATCATCACTACTTAACATAGTATCATTATTACTTAAATCCGTAAATAATTTGTTATTATAGTGAAGATACTCTGTAAACGATTTTTCTTCTTTTTCAAATTCCTTATCGTATTCTTTTATTTTGGCATCTTTTTTCTCTAATAGTTTTTCACCATATTGTATAGCTTTATTTAATACCTTTTCATATTCCTTTTCACGATTTTCTGTAAGTTTGTCAATTTCAAGATCACCATCTATGTCTCTTTCTCCCGAAACAAAAAAGTAATCCCTATTACCATTTACATATTTAACATGATATATTTTTTCATCATTTAATTTATTCAGCATGGAAGTCAATGTTCTATGAAATGTACTTTCTTTTGCGATTTTCTCAAATTCACTTTGATAAAACTTGTGTGTTTCTGTACTATATAAAGCTTCAATCAAATCATATAATTCACCATGCTCCCTTTCAAAAATATATTGCTGTGCTTTTGTTTCAGCAGTATTAGGTAGTTTATCAGGAACTGTCGTTTTTAATAGAAAATTTAGTTTTGCGTATTCATCTACACAAACTTTTATTTGTTCTACAATTCCTTTTACTTTCTCAATATAATCTGGATCTTTACGATTCTGCGAAGCTAAGTGAAATAAATACATAATGTATGCGTTATAGTACTTGGTCATGTTGTATAAATGTTCTGAAGATTGCTCATACATATCTCTCATTTTACCAGGTATTAGCTTTGTTTTAATTGTTTCATTATAAATCCACTTTCCGAATGTTAATGGTAACTTTGCTATTTGTTTAGGAGTACCATATATTTTTTTTAACAGCCTCTCCTTAGCATCTATAGTTTTATAAGATTCTGTATTTGTGAAAAATGTCGAGCTAATGTCTTGAGGCGCAAATTCAACACCTGGATTGTAAATTGCCATTTCTTTCAACAAATGAAACTCATTTTCGTATACCAAGTTTTTCTTGAAAAATTCTTCCGATCCACCACCTACATAGTTATCATCTTCCTCATTAAGTGCGGGTTCCTCATTACGTGCTGCTTCCGGATTATGTGCTGCTACCGGATTATGTGCGGCTAAATAATCATTCATACTAAAATTAATAAACTGTTCATTAAGTGCGGGTTCCTCATTACGTGCTGCTTCCGGATTATGTGCTGCTACCGGATTATGTGC